GTTCTGATTCATTTACTTTATGATGAGACTTACCACATTCTTCACATGGGTCTTTTCCACAATCACAATCACATTTTGCTTCATTGATTGATTCATCGGCTTTTTCTTTTTTATCTTTAGCCGCTTTTTTCATTGTTTCTTTTTTGTCACCATCACCATCGATATCAGCAAAGTCAGGCTTTGCTTTCTTTTCTTCTACTTTTTCTATTTCAGCCATTAGTGATTCATAAATTTCACTTTCGTCTAGTGAATACTCTAATGGGTTATCACCTCTTGAAGGTTGTAACTTTTTGGATTGTTTTGAAATGCTTTCTGGAGATTTCTTTGAGTAGTCATCTAAATCTAACTTATCGTTAGCTGGTGTTGGTTGATATTCGTTTTCTTCGATTGACTCATCGCACCCACATGACGAATCTTGCATACCTGCTAATTGCATCATACGTAAAACTTCTTCTGAATGTTCTGTACTTGTGTTTGATGTAGTAACTGATTTTCCGTTATCATCAGTAACAGTTAAATTATAATGTTTGCTCATTTTTTATCTCCTGAGATAACAGATGGACTAGACTTTTCTTCTGTATCCATTTGTTCTGGTGCTTGGTCTCGTACTTCTTTCGGACTTAATTCATTTTCTACTGTGTCATTTTCTTTTGGTGTTAATGACTTTAGAAAATCGTCTACAAAAGTACGACCATAGTTTTCACCATTGTCTGATTTTGATTCTTCTTCGGAAGTAAGTAATGCTTCTTTATCTTCTGCTTCTACTTCCTCTTTTGGTTCCCATCCTTCTGGATGTACTGCAACATGTGTTAGATGCATACCTAATAAATCTGAAAGTTGCTGACGTAAGATGTCGGCTGATACCGGATAACCAGTAACAATGTCAATTTTAGATACTTCTGAATTTTCTACTTCTTTAAAAAACATTGGGTTCTTTGCGATTGGAGTAGTAGATGTTTTTGATATGCTTCTAAGGTCATATTTGCCTAGAAACTTTTCAATTCTATCTTCTGCATTCGCATCTAACTCACAGCAAAAACGCAATGTGTGTTTATGTTCTTTTTCTGACTCTATTAAAAATTCTTTAAATTTTTTCATGTTGCTCTCCAACGTACTACTCTTATTTATCATTTTTGTTATTTTTTTCTGATTTTTTACCGGTTGCTTCATCGGCAACTGCTTGTGCAGAAGCAATTCTTTTTAATAATTCGTTTCTATCCATATTTAAAGAGCCTTCAGCTTCAATTTCGTCATCATCTTTAAGTAAATCTCTATCTTTCTGATGGTCTAGCTTTGCTTTTTGTAATTGCAAATTAATCATTTTTAATTTTCTGTCTACTTTGCTATCTTTAGCCTCTTTTGCTGTTTTTAATAGCTGATTTGCAGTTTCTAATATCTTTGCACCAGCGTGTACTTCCACATTCATGCCTAATTGCAATAAATCTTCAAATGTCTGCATAGCCTTGCCATGAATATCATCCATTTCTCTATCGTGTTCATTTAAATCTGATACCATAGGCAAAGAAGCATCAATTTTCTCTGCATTCTTCATTTCAGTATTAATTATTTTGGATATTTCAGTAGATTCTTCTATAGTAGGCACACCTTCATCAATATCATCTTCATTTGCGATAATTTTTTCAATTTCATCACTACTAGAGATATTAAATGTTTCTTCTAATTTCTTTGTCATTTGTTGCTCCTATTATATCAGTAGTTAATAGTATTTATCAATCTATTTTAACTATTACTTTTTTCTTTTAATAGGTTTAGGTTTTTTAACTTTAGCCTTTACTGGTTTTGGTTTTTTAGTATTTTGATATATATCACCTTCATTCAAAACACGAAAACGCATGCCTCGTTTCTTTGCCCATTGAGTTGCGGCATCCCATTTAGCAAAATTAACTACAACTGCCGATTTATCTGTTTTTCTTCTTGCTAATTCTGGGTTAGATTGTGTTGCAGGTTTAATTTCGACTAACTCTGCATTCTTATTTCCTTTTTTATCCATATATACGATAATAAAGTCAGGAACATACCCAGTAACTTTTCCAGTCATTGGATTTTGATAGGTTATTTTGCAAGGTTCACTTGCCCACGCAACAACACTTGGATTATCATCACAGAAATTCATAAAAGTTTGCTCCCAACTGCTTCTAAAGGTAGGTTCTCCCTTACCAGAATATTTCTGTGGGTTTCTTATTGTATATTTTCCTTGATGATACTTTTGCTTCATTTAATAATTGCTCTTTGAACCAGTGTGTTAGGTTTAGATGGTTTTATTTTACCAGTCTGGTACCCAAATCTCAAAGAACTATTAATTACGAATGCGCCTAAATCATTTAAGTCAAAGTTAGGGCCAATTTCATCAACTAGTGCATAAGGACTAACTCCATAACTTCTAGCTACGTTAGTTATTTCTCTAGCAAACGAATCTGCCTTGGCTTCTGTGAAGCCTTTCTTTCGGAATTTTGCTTTTAGTACATCTATGTCAAATGCCATCTTACTGACCTCTCGTTAAATTCTTCAATACATTTATAGAAGATTGTGAATTATTAAGAGCAGTAGTTGTAGCATTAATATTATTAGAAGGAACTGTGGTTGTTTGGACTTGTCCGCCGCTGGTCCTACTTGAATTATTAATACCGTCTCTAACTAAATCGCCCAATATCCCATATTTACTCTGACTAGTTTTACTTAGATTCTGTAAAGAGCCTATACCAGAGTTTCCTATTATTCCTTGAGCCGCTGAGTTTTTAATATTGCCCCAATTAATACTTCTTCCGTTAAAAAACGCATTTACTAATTCATTTTTTATTGCGCCACCGAAATTGCTTGAGCCGTATGATCCGGTACCACCATCATATGTATTGCCAATATTGGCAAAATCTGCTACTTGTGGATATTTTGTTTCTGGAGTAAATGGGTCGCTAAATCTAGCTTCTGTTGAAACTGCTTCAACAAACTGGTGTCTTGATTTTGCTTCTTCGAATTTTGCTTGTGCAATATCATTCTGTGCTTGTAGAACATTTGAAAATTGTACTGGATCAATATCCTGACCATTGAATTCATTCATGTTAACAGACTTAGATTGCTCTACTGCATTATTTAATCTTGTTAATTCGTCTAATTTTTGTTTATTAATTAGTGCGGCTTGTTCTGCTGTTTGATTAGCAAGTTGATTTGTATTAATCTTCCAAGGTGTGTCATCAGGTGCTGGGTTTGTTGCACTATTTACATCACTTGGATCTTTTTTCATTTGTGTTAATAAATCATTAAGTTTATCATTCCATTGGTCATGTTGTAAAATATCACTTGTGCCTGATTGAGAAAATAAAGACTCTAATATATATGGCTGACCGTCTGTCATCCATGTAGGGAATGTTATCTCATCTGCAACTGTTTCGAATGTGATATTTTCTGGTTGCAAATTAAAATCAATCATTTTTAAGTTACTATCTGCATAGTCACTTGCTGAAAAATTAATAGATGTTACAATTGGATTGACTAACGTAATCTTTTGTATTTTACCAGTTCCGCCAGTCTCTCTGTCTAGGTTTCCGAAAAAATGAAATATAACAACTTTTTCAAAGTTCTGATGATATGCTTTTCCACTATCTGGAAATTTTCTACCTTGATTAATATCTTTAATACTATTTTCTATATTTGCACTATCAGTTGGTATAGCGCCATTCTTAAAAAATCTATTATAGATATTATTCATTAAATGAAAACCATCACCATTGATAGTATCATACATGCTAATTGCCACTTCACCAAAATCTACACGTGTGGGAATATGTACTCTTTTACCGTACCTATCTATTGGTACAGTAGAAGTAGAAATGTTAATCCCACCTACTGATTTTACGAATTTGTTGTTTGGAAGTGTCTGTCCTACTCCTCGGTTGACTTGGTGGAATTCAACATACCACATGTCTCCCAATTTTGGAGCGGATGTAATGGGTCCGACACCGTCGAACCCAAATCTTTTTCTGGCGTTACTGCTATCCTGGACTACAATATTGCCTGGTTTATTTTTACCGCCTTGTCTATCTGTAGCCATAATAGCCTACCTCAAGATTAACCAAGAATGCTTGAATTATTTGTAAATGTCGTATCAGGCATAATTTCAGTATCAGTGAACACAGCATTATCGTACTGTAATGTAAGTGCGATAGTTACTGGATCTGAAACTGAGTAATCTGACTGAGAATAATCTGCATTCTGAACAAAACAACCTTCTAGTTGCCATTGTTCGTTTGGATTGCCTGAGTTACCGTCAAGTATTTCAATTAATGTAGAAAACTTGTAGTTAGTACCTGCCGCTGGACCAGATTGATTTCTGTGGTTCAACTGTGACTGTACTTGTCTACCTACTAGTTTAGTTAAATTGTTTGCAATATCATCACGTAGAGTAATTGTGATAGGTTCCCATGTGTGTTTACCCATCATGTACATACGAGAGTTATATGAATCTACAGGAATTGATTCGTGTGTAATCTTTGGACGAGTTACGTTCATAACCTGTCTTGTGAATTCGGTTGTATTCGTAGTTACACCACCGAAGCCTGCTACTTGAACACGGAAACGATAGTTTAATTTAGGCTGTAGAATACCTGAGCCAGTTACGCCATCGCCACTGTCTGTAGGTACACCGAAAGTATTTAATGTTCTTGCCATGTTTTTGTCTCCTAAAAAGTTTCGAAACTTTACTTTATATAAGAGTATTTATCTAATATGAATATAATTAAAGTTGTAGTTAATAAAAACCCGACATAACTGCCGGGTTTTCATGATTTTTATTGGTTTATCTCAGCTTATGCTAGAGATTCGCCTGTATTTCTGATACGTAGTGGGATATAGATGAATTCTACAGCTTTCACTGGTTGAATTGCAACATCTACCCATAACTCATTCTTATCGATACGAGCCGGTGTATTGTTTGATTCATCACATACTACTAAGAAGTCATATAAACCTCTATTAGTAACTAATTCACCACAGAAACGTTCTACTGCATCACGCATGTTATCACGTGTGATTTTATCATTCTGTTCGAATAAGAAACCACGTGAAAGTTGATCCAATTGAAAACGCATGTAGTTAATAAGTCTTGCAACGTTAACACGGTCAAGTGCTGATGCAAATGCCTGTGTTGTTTTCTGCCCATAAACTACTAGACCTTGGTTTGGAAGGTCTGCGATTGGATTAACACGTGAAGTGTATAGTACGTCACGTTGCCCATTGCTTAAACGAACTTGTGCAAATTCGTTTTCATCGTTTACATAACCTACTTTACTTGCATTCGTTACAACACCACGTGTCAAGCCCGCTGGAGCAAACCATGGGAATGATACTTGGTCTGAGAATGCAATAGTACGCAATGCGATTGCTGATGATGGAATAACAACATCATTACCTGATAAGTCTGTTGAAAGACCATGTGGGTAATAAACTGCCGCATACGATTCTGCTGGAACATTGTCTGTTGCCCATGTTTTCAAAGATGTAGAATCTGATTTCAAGTCCATTGGTGTATCACCAATAACGAAAGCAACTTCTTTCTTATCTTTGTTTAGAGCAATCATTTCGTCCATTAACTCTGGGTATCCAGGAGATGCAATCAAGTTAAAGTAAACGCCTTCTGAACGAATACCATCGTTACCTGCAACTGCCGCCTGCATAGCTTCTACAACCATATGACGTTGTGCTGGTTTACCGAATTTGCCTGAACCATCTAGGTTAATACCTGATGCCCATTCCCACTTACCGTTAGTATATCTTTTAACATTGTAAGTAGAGTAATCCATGTTTACCATGTACATACCTTCTGGTGCTAATTCTGGATTAGTAGTCTTAGCATGTACTGTACGAGACATTACGTTGCCGTCTTCATCACGTGGAGGGAGGTCTGAATAATGTGAGAATATCACACCATTGCTAGATGATTGGTCAGCATTGTCTAGCTTGACCCATTCTGATCCACTCCAACGATAGATATGTGGATAAGGCATAGCATCACTATCAACCCATACATCACCAGTGTAAAGATTTGTTGTACCATCTTTACGTTTTGTTGGCATGCCTGAACGTAGTTGTAATTCATTGCCCATAACACCGTTAGTGTCTTCGGACCATGCATGTTGTTGCCATTTCTGAACACCACCGACATATGCGTTTTTAAGAATCTCTATTTTTAGGTCTGCGTCAAACCATAAAGTGCCTTCTGCTACTGCGCCTTTTGGTGTTGAGTTTGATGCTTCGTATGATAAATCAGACCAAGCTGAATCTACTAAAGTTGATTCTGTAAAGCCCATAGCACCGAAGCCAGAAGTGAATACAATATTTAATTCTAATCCGTCTGATTTGGTCCATCTAACTTTGTCTGCACCTACTTTTTCAACTGAAACATTAGCTGTATTCAAAGCCGCACTATTTTGCATTTTAATTACAAGTGCGTCTAATGTTGTTGCTGTTTCATTGAATTGCGTTCCTTCTACTGTGAAGTTTGCAGTGATTGATGCTGTATCTGGAATTGCTCCAGATGTAATTGTTGTCGCAGTTTTACCTGTATTTCTACGTAACTCGACAAAACCTTTTGTATCGTTATGTCGTGCATATATATCGCCTGCATCAATTAATGTTGTGCCTGCTATATCATCTGATGTATATAATGGTGCTTGAACTGTAGTCCATAGACCAGATGTTGAACTGTAAACAGCCGCAGATAAATCCATACCTCCGCCTTGTTTTGTTTTTCTAATATAAATATTACCATTTGCAACTGGCGTTACGTTATCTGACTGGTGTGTTGGAGCAAATAGGGACCATTGAAAATCTGATCCGCCTACATCGCCTGCAACTACCCAAGATACGCCGACTTTTTCCCAAATTGTAATTTTAACTGTTGACGTAACTACTGCGATGTCGCCTGCTGAACCAAAAGTATTTGATGGTGCCGCAAAACCGTCTGCATTGATAGCCTCAACATTACCTGTTCCAGGTGCATCTGTCAATATTTTTGGTGCAACTGAATTCCATGTTGTACCGTCGTATTGAAAAATACCGAAATCAGATGATGCTGTGTCATGCCAATATGTTCCGTTTGTTATTGCGCCAGCTGGTTCTGTTGAAGTCGCTTCTAGTTGTGACATGTCTACGTCCGCACGTATTACATAGGCGTTATTTGAAACTCCTAAGTATTGATACGCCGCTAATAGGCCATATTCACTTGTCTCTGATCCTTGCACAACTGAACCACCAACTTCGTAGAACACTGGTTCGCCGAAAGTTTCAACTAATTCTCGTTGTGAAGAAACCAGATATGCAACACCGGCGTTAGCCTGTAGTGTTCCAGATGCGATTGCTGAACCAGATGCGTCTGTTTTGTTTGTTGCCGTAGCAACGACTAGTAGTGGAAGTGTACCTTGTGTAGCGGCCGCATATTGCGACTCATCACTAACAACAACTGACACGCCCGGTGATACTAATGTAGGCATTCTGTTTCTCCTTAATTATACTTAATTATATAAATTGCTTTATAGCAAAATTCTTTTATTGCTACAAGTATTTATCGAAAAATGCAAAAAAGTGGGTGTTTTTGAATTAACTACGTAGACAATACATCTGAAACTTGGCTATATAGATGTTCCAAGTCTTTTGAGTTGTCAAACTCTATGTCAAAGTCCCAGCCTGCCCAACTATACTCACTTTTATGTACATCTGGATATCTAGTCATTAAATCTATTTGATTTTTTGTGTTAGACCTAACAGCGTAATCCCACCATTGGGGTTTTTCTTTACGCCATACTACTGTAGTTTTACCGCCTAAACGTTTAATTACATCTAACTCATTATAAAATCTGCAATCAGAAATGACTACATTTTTATCTGTCAATTCGACTTGTCTTTCACAAGCCGCTACCCAAATATCTGGGTGAAAATGTGTTCTGAATACATCAGTGCCTACATGTTGCAAAGCCCATCTTGGTGTAAAGTTAGGAATACCTAATCTTTTTGCCCACCATTCGTCTACTTGTTCTCTGAATACTCTACTCTCTGGTGTATTGCCTTCTAATAGAATTCTATCCCAACCAAATATATTTGCACATGCATCTTTTAGCACACCTGCAAAACTAATACGTTGAAACCCTTGTTCAATTAAATTACCTGCTACTGTATCTTTTCCATGTCCTATTAACCCACAAATGCCTATTATTTTCTTCATATAATCCTCAGTATTATGTTATACAGTATTATGGTAACTATTGCGCCTATTGATGCTGAAAACCAAAAGCCATAAGTTTGAACCAGTAACCCAAATATAACAAAAAACGAGAGACTTGTCAAGACAAAATATATAGTTTGTATAGAAAATTTTGAAAACGTTGCAGTATCAACGCCTCCGAACCACATAAAAATCATTGCCAGAAATGCAGTGAATGGTATGCCCATCAATAAAGCCGCCATAGTAACGCTACGATTAGCCATCATACTTACTGATGCAACAATTATACCAGATATTATAGCTTTTAAAATGAATTCCATACTTCTCTTAATCCTATCTTATCTATCTTAGTATTTACTAAGATATCATTTTCTTTTTCTTTATCTATAATTTGGTCGAGAGTGTATGAATGTGTAGTTGGTTGATTTATAAATTCTATTAATAATTGTAATTCTTCTTGTCCATCAAATGCATGTTTAAGTACATTAGATAGTTTAATCTTTAAACTACTTTCTAAATTTTTTAATGACATATGATCCGGGTAGTCCAACATATCAACATCAGGCATCTTTCCAAAATGACTGTATGAAAACTCTACTATATCCTTTAATAGGTGTATGTTAAAGACGTTTATCACAGTATGCATACCTAACGTCATATTATCTGATTTATGCTCTGTAAAGTGATTTATGGCGCTCTGAATAGTATCCCAGGTGTGCGGTGGTCTAAGCACTTCGTTTGCTTCACCTATTGCATCAATGCTAAAGACTACTTCTACTTCTTTTATTTTAGACCAAGCATCAAATATTTCCTGCTTTGGTATTATTGTACCATTAGTGTTATAAAACAATCTTACGTTACTAGGAGCATCTGATTTGTTTATGATTTGATTTAAAAAGTTTGAATGCTTCTTATCCAATAATGGTTCGCCGCCAATAAATTTAACAAAATCTAGTTTAGACAAGTCAGTATTATAATGTTCTAAATCAAATGAATCTACAGATACATCAACCGACATACCTGGATTTTTTATTAATTTCCATTTACTACTAAAAGTATCATTGCACATTCTACAAGATAAATTACAATGTGTCGATAACGCAGTCTCTATATATCTTATCTTTGGCTCTTGTCCTATGAATTTATCGTACTGATTAAATTGTTGCCTGAATGATTGTGTATTATTATCTTCTGCACGCCAACACTTGTCGCACATTGAAAGTTTTTCACCTTTCAACATTTTACTTCTTATATCATTGAAGAATTTAGAATTAAATGCGTTATGCAACCCATCTTTTAATTTTGGGGCTTCGTCTATGTTTGGGATATTGCTTTCTTCTACAAAGCAACAAGGCAATACAGTACCATCTACCTTTAATCTCGCATGAGACCACAGTAAGGAACAAGCAGTTTTGGGTATATTATCCAATTACAAATCCAAGTGGAGAAGAACCATCTATGTAAGTTGATAGGTCTTGTTCCAACTTGTCAATTAAAACATCTGCCTCATTTTTCATTTCTGCACCATTAAGTGATACTCCACCTTGGGCGCCAGGTAATGAAGAAAATTTACTTCGTGCTTCGCCTAACATTTTTTTACAATATGCTAATGTATAATCTCTCATCCAAGATTTAAGATATGGGTCTACTAGAAGTTGTTCTTCTGGTCTTTCTAAATGGACATGCATAAGAACCATTTCGTCGGCTCTCATTCTACGTAATAGTTTTATTTTATTAGTTGTTGGATTCCAAATATATTGAATATCAGTTGCGGCAACTCTATTTAAAGATTCACGATATTGAGCAAATGCTTCAAACGTAGCAAGCCCACCTATATGATTGTTTAAGAAAAAATAAGAGTTGGCATATGCTAGTTCAAACGGATCCATATCTACACCGCCCGATATACCGTGACCAAATGAACGATGATGTATCTTCTTAACTTCAACAATTTCTGCCGGCAACGTGTATTCGTCTACATCTTTTTTCAATTCCATAGCATAGAAATCTTCTTCTACTGCATTTTCAGAACGTTGTCTTATTTTTGATAAAGCAACATCTACTGCTAAATCATAGTGGTCAGGATCAAGTTCGATATCGACCATGCCGTCACCTAGCAATAATCGTACTTCCTTAATTACATCGTTTCTAACTTTTGTGTTCTTAGCCATTGACTATACTCCAACTATATACAGTATTTATCATTTACTGGAGATATAAAAAAAGCCCATTAACGAATGGGCTCTTTTATTTACAATTTGTATAATATTATGTAGAATAACCTCGGTCTGTTGGGATATTTTCTAATATTTCATTCCTTGTAGCTTCTGCATATGTATGATTGAACCCGTCTTCATCCTTAACTGGTTCACCTGCACCTGAAACTCCTGAATCTGCAATTTCATAAGGTACATCAGTTTTAACTTCATATGTATATGATACATTATGTGTATCTTCCATCCATTGTCTAAAAGGAGTTGTATACGCCTGATAGTTATCGTAGTGTCTTGAATTAATAAATGTCAGACCGTATGCAAATTTATTAGCGTCTTCTGGGTGCCAACCATATAATCTAGTATTTTCAAAAATAAAATCTCTTAATGCTTTGGCATATTTTGTACCATCTGCGGCAATATATTCATCAAGTAAGTTCTTAATCATTTTGCCACCATCTACTTCTGCGCCACCTTGAGCAGTAATAACCGCATCGGGTACAGTTACTTCCGCGAAGTAATATCGTTTTTTGTTGTTTGCCATATCTATCTCTCCCGGGATATAAATTAGTAATGTTAATTTAGTATGCTCGTCAGCATCTACATACTATTTATCAAAATACCTTGAGAAGCAGGGTATGTTCATTAATTCTGCCATTCATCTTTGTAGGGACACTCTTAATTGCTTCAAATTGCTTGTTAAGAGAACGTTTATTGATATCTTTAAATATCTTTAATTGCTCTTGAGGCTTACGTAGGGTCTTCTGTACACTAGTTTCCTCGTTAAATCGTATCATGGTAGTACCTTTAACACTAAGGCCGCTTCCTTCACGTTTTTGGTTCATTGGATCTACATTACTCGTATGATATATACCTAGCTTACGTGATTTTGTATTATAAAGAACTAGTATATTACTCCCAACTATCTCAATAGGATTAATACTAACTAATCCAGTATCAACATGTTCTTTCATAAACTTCATTTTAGATACAAGTTTTTCAGAACTAACAGGTTTCTTTTTACGAGGCTTTCGGTCAAATTTTGCATTAGCAATTACCATATCACAAGCCTGTACAATACTCTTATACATTTCGTACATTGCTTTAATTTCAGACTTTTCTAAATGAGAATAGCCTTCAATAAGTTGTTCGTGCCAATCAAGTTCCTTTTCAGACATTCCTTTTGTCTTAGGAGGATTAATTAGTTCATCATACTCATTAAAATTTGCAACGTACAACTCCCTAATAACTTTAGCGTGATTGGCTTTTGCTTCCTGCTTACGCAAAATATTAATAGGCTTGAAATTTTTCAATGAGTTTGTATCCATATCAAATTCATCAATAAAGTCTTCTAATTCATCTGTCATAGACAATGCTTTTAAACGTAGAAGTTCTTGTATAGAAGGACGATATTTATTTTTCTTTTGTTCTTCTTTTTCTACTTCTTCTTTTGCCTCACGCATTTCTTTTCCACGTGCGATTGCAGTAGTAACTTGTTTGCGAATAAATTCACTAATTGGAGTTATGTGTCCGCCAGTGCCCGGAAGAGTTTGCCAGTAATCATCTTCCTTTTGATTAAAGTCAGGCATACCATCCAGTAGTAACCTTGAACATATTGCACATGTTACACTCAATGACGATTCTGGTGGGATCTTTGCTAACTTTATTTCTTCGTTTGTATATCCGTTCTTTCCCATCCATGAAAATATGTATGCATATAAATCTTTTGGTTGATAATTTTCATAGTAGAAACTACGGGCATGTTCTTTCTTACGATGATATTCTGCTCCGGACAAAGTTTCCCAACCATCCCATTTCGGTGATTCTAGTTTTGCTCCTCGTTTGGATGGGGCTCTCTTTATTGCTTTTTTCTTTTTCGCCAATGCCATTTAATTTTCGCTCCGTGATAATTCGAATCATTTAATCTCAGTTTCTATTTAACTACAAATAGTGTTTTTTGTCAAGTTTTAAGTCTATCCGTGTTATTATCTAACAAATTAGCATCCTCAAGTACATCATTGCGTAGTGCGTTTATAAGCAATGCACTTCTATATAAATTAGATTTATTAGGCATTGTACTATGCAATGTTCTACCATCATACATTAGCACATCACCTGCTTTTGCTAAAAATTGGTGACCTTCATTAACTAATCTATCATTGTAATGCTCTTGGTTGTCCTGAATATCTTTATAATATATCTTTTCCAAATGCGAACCAGGAAGATACGCAGTGCCGCCATTCTCTAAAGTGAAATCATTAAGAGGTATAATTATTTGTACACCCAATGTAGCATCTACTTTGGCATATTTTTCAAATCGATAAGGCGTATCTATGTGTGCATAAATTTTACTTGATTTAGGTGCAGTGGTAATACAGTCAACCGCATGTATATTCCACTCCTTGGATCCAAATAACGTATCAATATACTTGTTTAATGGTACAACAACTGGTAACCACATTTCTCTAGGAGGTGCTTTTGTCCACCAAACATCATATGTACGTTTTCCGTCATGTTCATTATAGTAAATACCGTCTGATCCATTGCCTCTGTGTGCATTATCAGGGTTCATTGCCCATAATCTAAATTGTTCTATTGCAATTCTAGGTAAATAATCACGTGCAATAATATATCCTGCACTAGTTAATCGGTCATCCATGTGTTATGCTCCTACATATATTCCTTATTATATGATAAATACGTATAGAAGTCAAGGAAAAAAAATATGCCAAGATTAAGTTTATGGAATCCTCGTAAGGGAAATGATTACAAATTCATCGATAAGATGGTGAAGGGGCACTTCGACCACGGCGGTACCTCACTACTTGTTCACAAATATTTAGGTTCACAAGACACAACTGATCCTGACTATGACCCTACCAAACCAGCAATACAAGATTTGCTATTCATGGAGAACCGTGACAGAAAATATGATGATAACATCTATGACCTACGTGGCGTATATACAGTTACAGACCAAGATATGGACTTATCTCAGTTTGGTATGTTCCTAGGCAATGACCAGATTATCTTTACTTGTCATATAAATGATATGGTAGAAAAATTAGGAAGAAAAATAATGACAGGAGATGTCATTGAACTTCCACATATGAGAGAAGACCTATTACTTGATGAAGAGGCTTCGGCAGTAAATCAATATTGGGTCGTACAAGATGCATCAAAAGCCGCAGAAGGATTTGATCCAGGTTGGTGGCCTCACATATGGCGTTTCCGTTGTAAACAATTACAAGATACACAAGAATACTCAGATATACTTGGAACAGGCGAAGAAGCAGATGATTTGAAAAATCTTCTGTCTACATACAATAAAGAATTACAAGTCAATGATGCCATTGTAGAAGAAGCCCAAGAAAATGTTCCAGGAAAGTATTGGGATTATAGAACAAACAGTTTACAGTATGTAAAGGGTGGCGAACATCCAGAAGATTTAGATATGGCAACTGTTGCAAATGGTAAGAGTTTTCCAAATGAACCAGCAGAGAATACTTATTTCTTAAGAACTGATTATTCTCCAAATAGACTGTTTCAATACCGTGTTAATAAATGGTACAAGATAGAAGACAGTGACGGTGGTTGGGAAGTTGGTAATCACTTGCATCATAAATTTATCAATAACGATGGCGTAGTCAAACTAGAAGACGGCACAGTTGTTGCAGGAAAGGTTAATTTGTCAAAAGCAGTTAAACCAAAGGTAGATTAATATGGCGACAGTAAAGCAAACACATTTTTACGATGAACAAATAAGACGATATATTCTACAGTTTATTAGGATATTCAGTGGGTTCACAGTAAAAACTGGTAAGAAAATGAACGACGGTGTAACTGATTATTATATAAGAACACCAGCAAGATATGGTGACGTATCTCGAATGGCGGCTACTATTATGAAAGGTAATAGTGAAAATATTATCAATTCGGCTCCATTTATTAGTTGTTGGATACAAAGTTTACAACCAGATAGGTCAAGAGTACAAGAACCATTCTTCAATGATGCTGTAGCAGTCACAGAACGTAAGTTTGATGAGAACACACAAAAGTACACAAATGCAGAAGGCAATAGGTATAATGTTAAAAGACTTATGCCAGTTCCTTATCTACTAAACATGCAAGTTGATGTTTGGACTAGTAATACAGACCAAAAATTACAACTAATGGAACAAATATTAGTGTTATTCAATCCAGCGTTAGAGATACAACACAATGACAACCCTGTTGATTGGACTACAATTACTACTGTAGAACTAACTGATATTCAGTGGTCAAGTAGAGGTATTCCTGCAGGCATTGAAGACCAAATCGATATTGCTACTATGTTCTTTCAAATACCTATTTGGATTAATCCTCCAGCACAAGTAACAAGACAAAATGTTATAAGAAACATTATACACAACTTATACACATACTCAGATTTAGATACATTAGATTATGATCCTGATGCATTTGAATTCTTTAGAGATTTACAAAAAGAAGCAAGTGTGGTAGTAACACCCGAAAATTATGCATTACAAATTACTGAAAATAATGGTCAGTATGTCGCACAGCCTCTAGCAAACGGCAATTATGCCGATGGCATAAAGTGGGAAGATGTTTTCAAAAATTATGGAAATTTAGATGATGGGATATCAAGATTAAGACTTAAATTTCATGGAAATCTTGAAGATGATGGGTCTGATATTATCGGTACAATATCTTCAACACCAAATCCTGAAATAATTGAATTCGCTGTAGATACTGCAACATTGCCAACTAATACAATTGGCGCAGTAGATAGGGTCATAGATGCAGGCAATGTTAAGCCTGGATTTAATAACTTTCCAAATCCTGCACTAGGTCAAAGGTATCTTTCATTGACTGATGCTAATTCTCAAAGCATATGGGGAATAGATATAAATGAAAATGATATAATTGAGTATAACGGCAGTGGCTGGATTAAATCTTTTGATTCCAAAACATATACTTTACGTGCATATGTAACAAATGCAAAAACTGGACAACAGTTTAAGTTTGAAGATGGAACATGGAATGACACATTCCAAGGAATTTATGATGGTGGATATTGGCGACTAGAGTTACTACAATAGGAAAGTTGTAAAAAATGTTAAAAGCCGCGGGCGCATGTATAATTGCTAAAGACACAAAAAGAATTATTCTTCAACAAAGAGACAAATCAGGTTCACATCCACGAAATTGGGGATTTTGGGGTGGCAAAGTTGAAGAAAACGAAAATATTGCACAAGCGTTACTAAGAGAAGTATGTGAAGAACTTGGACTTGATATCAAAGATGATATAAACAAAATTTATCCTCTAGACCAATATCATTCAAGAAACAAAGATTTCAGTTATTATTCGTTTGTGATAATTGTAGAGAAAGAATTTATACCAACACTCAACCATGAGAGTGGAGGATATGCTTGGATAGAGCATGATTATTTCCCAAAACCACTACACCCTGGTACACGTAGAACATTATTTAAAAAACATAAATTAAGAGTGATTAGAGACATTATATCGTCACTATAATATTTGTAGATTCTATTAAATACTGTATGGGAGAAGTGAGTGGAAACAGGCATAATAGATTTTAAAAAACAAAAGTTCATTAGGGACTGTATTGAGTACCTAAAGACCGGGAATGCTGAGGTTGAACTCCGAGCCATCATTAATAGTGCCACACCAGAATATATAGAATATATTAAAAAAGATATAGAATACGATACTATTATAGTAATAGACGCTGTAATAAAAAAGATTAGAACATCATCACAAAAGAAAATAACATCTAATCGTCAAAAAATTAATATAATTGCATTAGCAACATTAGAAAGATTAGCGACCGATGATGTAAGATTTGAAATTAAAGAAGTCACAGAAAGATATAGAGAAACTATAAATCCAGTAAAAGCATTATATTATGATTTACAAGAGATTATGTTTCTTTATGACGGCAAACCTAAAAATAAACACCACAAGTTTTTAATAGAAAAATTCTCTAACAAAGAATCATTTAATGATATCATCGTAGCAGTTGATAAAGATTTGCTAGATTTACAAGAATGTAGAGAAAGAATTATACAAATAAGAGAAGAACTTGGATTTGCAAATAAGAGCGAATATTACAAGAAAATAATAGACTTGTATAATGAAATGCTACAATGGAAAAGACTATTCGAAACGTTTCCCGTTTGGGTGGATGAGCATTCTAATGCTCAGGGTGGCGGATTATATCAAACACTTAAAAATTTCTTCTGCGGAGAAGAATAAAGGGCGCCGTAGCGCCCTTCATGTATCTTTATATTATTAAATTGCTATACTGCATTAGCAGGTACGTGACCGCCAAACATGTACCAAGCAACAATTACTACAACTGCTACTGCAATCCATACTTTTTTATTCTTCATTAGTTTCTTCATAACTTTCTCCTCCTTAAAAAAAAGAAGGCCGACTATGATGCCGACCTTCCCTATATTGTAAAATTATTAAGTTACTTACTTACCTACTTTAACTTCTACCATACCTTCGCCTTCTTCAAGTTTATCCTTGATAGCGATACCGATATATGCAGTCATTTTAGGATCGTGGTCTTCTTTCCATGCTGTAGCATGACCTTTGTTATCAGCCGCTACCATGATGTCGCCTTTTTTGACTGACCCCATAGTTTTAACTGGAACACGACCTTGTAGTGCGATAGCTGGGTGTGACGCATCATCACCTGCTTCGCCATTCATTAGATAAGCTGGTTTCATTGAAACAACACCTGCTAGTCTGTCACAACCGTGACCTTCTGCCGCTGTTACTTCTTTTTCGCCACCAAACATCATTACTGTGCCTTCTTCGTATTCTGCATCTGCTTCATAACGTTCTGCAAGGTCGGCATATTTTGCCGTTGTTGCTTCACCGTTGAAACGTGTTGCTGTCACGTCACCACCATTAGCAGTGATATCACCCGATACTGTAAAGTTACCAGTATATGAACCGTCCATTGCGATTGTTCTGTCTGCACTTAAGTCACCACCGCCTGAAAGACCGTTACCCGCAGTAATAGTTCTTGCGTGTGCGGCTTTTGTTGCGATTGAGTCAGTGATTGTTGTGCTAAAGTTCGCATCATCACCAAGAGCCGCCGCTAGTTCGTTTAGTGTATCTAATGAACCAGGTGCCGCATTCACTACTGCATTCGCGGCATCTGTTGCCGCCGTGTCTGCATAAGATTTTGTCGCTATTGTTGACGTATCAACATTGATTTGATTGTTCGCATCATCGTATGATAGACCTGTGTTAGCCATACCACCGATTAAGTCTTGAACAACTTCTTGTGCAGTTGCACCAAGAGTTAGACCTGCTTGTACATCTAGTGTACCTGCAACATCGGCGCCGCCGTCTAAATTAGCAGTTCCATCAACTTCAATTTGATTTTTGAATTTGATTTTACCACTCATAGTTTTGGCGATTGTTGCACCACCATCACCTTTATCTTGCGATGCAAGAATAGATACGTTACGTTCTAGGTCTGAAATACGTCTTAAATTTGATTTTGTACCAGTGAAGATAATATCATCAGTGGTCATATCGACTGTGCCTGTAATCTCTGCAATGTTACCAGTACTGTCATACTTATAACGCTTACCACGTTGAATTTTTGTATTCGTGGAACCGTTGTGTCTAAATTTTCTTCCCATCATTGTCTCCTTAAATCGAAAGGTCTTTAGATGACCTCATGTTCATAATTGAACTGTAGGGGAGATAAACTCCCCTACGTTGTTAAGTTTTATTGCTCGTCCATGTAAACTACTTCTACTTCATCGTCTTCTGCAAGAACGTCTGAGGCAAAAGTTAGTCCACTTGAAGTAATTGTTACTTCATTTGGTCTCGCCATAATTCTGTTGATATAAACAACAGCATATGGTGAATCATTTATTTCTGATGCAAAATCTACGGCGTTTGAGCCTAAAGAAATTTTACCAGAAGTTAAATTTGCCCATGTGATTGAGTGCGATGAACCAGTGTTATCTGTTTCGTCTTGTGCAGTTGTCTCATAAGCATGTGTGTGTTTTTTAGAAGTGTTACCTAACTGTACATAACGACCATCTAGTGATACTGTAACATCTGACTGTGTACCAACTGATAAAGTTAGTGTACCACTTGAGAATGAAGCACCATCTACATAGTCATTGACTTCTGTTTGTGTGTTAGTAACAGTTAAAGTACCTGCCGCATCATCATATGATATGCCAATACCTGTTCCTGCTGAAACATTAGCCATTACCGCATCTTGGGCTCTTTCATCAGTGAAGAACAAGTTTGATGATCCCTCAGTAATTTCGTCTGAGTTATCAACACCTTGAACTGCCGCTGTTACGTAAGCCTGTGTTGCGTATGAGTTAGTTGTTAGATAAGAACTTACACGTGCATCTGTGTAATAAAGATTAGTTGAACCTTCAGATACATCATCACTGTCCATACTTGCATTGATATAAGCATCAACTCTTGCATCTGTATAGTACAAGTTTGTACCTTCAGATACGTCAGTTGTTGATTTATTACCAAGTCTTGTATCAAATAGTGCGTTCACTCTAGCATCTGTATGATAAAGATTATTTGAACCTTCAGAAAGGCTATCTGTATCTTTAATAGCTAGTCTTGTATCAAATAGTGTGTTCACTCTAGCATCTGTATGGTATTTGTTATTTGTACCTTCAGTCAAATCATCTGTATCAGAAGCGGATAAGTTTAAGTTAGCACCAGTTGCCGCGGCAACTCTTGCATCTGCTCTCGCATCTGTAAAGTACAGATTAGTTGAACCTTCTGCTAAATTATCAGTATTCTTAGTTGATAATCTTGTATCCCAACGTGCGTCTGTGTAATAAAGATTAGTTGAACCTTCAGATACATCGTCTGTATCTTTAGTGCCTAATCTTGTATCAAAACGTGCGTTAGTATAATAAAGGTTAGTTGTACCTTCTGCTAAATCATCTGTGTCGCTTGATGCTAAACCTTGTGTTGAGATAACACCAGTTGATGAATTATATGTCAAGTCACCTGAAACTGAAATTGCCGCTCTTGCTCTTGCATCAGTGAAATACTGATTTGAACCTTCAGACAAGTTAGTTGTTGAGTGATTTGAAATGCTAGATACTGTACCTGTTACATCACCTGTTACGTCACCTGTTACGTCACCAATAAATGTTGCCGCTGTTACGTCACCAGAAGAATAAAAATCTTCTGCGCCGATTGACCAACGGTCGTTAGTTTCGTCCCATAATAGTTGTACGTTTAGGTCATCACCACGTTCAATTTCGATACCGCCTGAAATTGATGCTGTACCAGTTGCATCTGAATTTAATAGTAGAATATTATCTGCTAAGTCAATTTGTGATGTATTGATTGTAGTTGTTGTACCATTAACTGTTAAGTTACCTGTAACTGTTACGTTGCTTGAGAAAGTACCAGTTGTACCTGAAACAGCGTTTGAACCTGAACCAATGCCTGTGCTTATTGCATTATCAACATAAGTCTTGTTCGCCGCGTCACTTCCAGTTGTTGGAGTTCCAACTTCTTTGATAACATTTGAATTCATGTCAATGTGGTCACCCACTTGAATATCACCAGATGAAGTCTTAAGTTCACCTGTAAACTGAATTCCGTTGCTTGATTCAATTTGCAAAGTACCAGTACCAGTAGTCATCAGTTTCAACGTTTCGTTAGCGTCCGTTTTAACTGTGATAGTGCCACTATCGTCTTCTAGAATCTTTTTGTTGTTGATGTATAGTGATCCTGGCCCTAAGTAAAGGTCACGCCATCTTTTTGTTGTTGAGCCTAAGTCGTATGTATCATCCGTACCAGGTAGGATATCACCGGTGTATTCTGAATTACCTGTGACATTTACGCCTGCTGAGAATGTAGCTGTATTTGTTACTGCTAGTGTACCGCCAACTGTTACATTACTTGTAAATGCACCAGTAGTAGAAGAAGACGTTCCGCCTTCTCTCATAAGTGGGTAACCGCCAGTTGTTGCGCCATCGTGTACTACAAGAGTTTTCTTGTCTGTATCGACCGTAACTTCACCTACTAGGCCAGTAAATGATGAGTGTTGTGTCGTTGTACCACGACGGAACTGTATTGCATATGCCGCCATATTATATTCTCCCGTCTATAAAAAATCGATTTATTATAAACTACACTGAATTGGGTTAAGTGTAATCTACTCTTATTTATCTAAGATAGTGGATATTTGACTGTATGTATTTAATTATTAAAGTATTACTACTTCAATAATTTTAGAGCCTTCAGAGGACTCCGTCGTTAAGGATTTGGCAAAAACTGCACGTCCCATATCAACACCAGCAACACTTTTTGCATGACCTTTGACACTAGACGTTACCATTAAATCACCTTTTTTAACTGGTCCAATTACTTGACATGGTACTCTACCACGCAATGCAATGTAAGGGTGTGTATCATCTGTGCCTGCTTCTGCATTCATTCTATAAGCTGGATTAGTACTTACAACGCCTGCCACTCTGTAATCTGCGGGCACATCGGTCTTAGTGACTTCTTTATCTCCGCCAAATATAAGGACAGTTCCTGGTTCGTAAATAGCATCAGCTTCGTAACGTTCTGCAAGGTCGGCATAAGTGGCTTCAATCGTTTCGCCGTGAACAAATTCCCATCTTTTTGATGGACTGCCCAAACTATATGTTGCATCAGTTAATGGTGTTATAGAGCCTGCTACTGTATTATTGGCATCATTTACCATATGGTTCGTTGGTAAATCTCCGGAAGTCAAATAACCGCTATCATTTGGTAAATCACTTATAGCTGTAGGGACATTCGGTTTATCTATTAAATTATTATAACTACCCGATGTAGCCACTGTTGCCAAATTACTTGCTACTGCTAACGTGCTTATCTGTGTTTGCAGTGTTCCGTTGTAATCATCATCATTGTTTATTGATGCCGCTATCTTTTTTAATGTGTTTAATTGATTTGGTGCAACATCTACCACATCATTTATACGGCCTTCTGTATACGTATTTGCCGCATTCAAATTTGTAACATCATCTGCTTGCCAATCTGCGGCAAAGCCTTGATAACTCTGTGTGACATACCCTGCATCATTGTAAAAAGAACCAACATTAGTCGGTAGACTAGTGCCTGTTGAGCCTCCAGTGCTTCCTGAAATAACAGTTGTGTCTGTCAATAGACCAAAGTCTGTAGGAGCATCATAACTAATAACACCAGTTGTATTGTCATAACCTATTTCATTACCTGTTACACTGATTGCCTGTCTAGCATCTGAATCTTGGTAATAATTTCCTGAAAAAGATATTACACCAGTTGCTGGATCATACGTCAATTCACTACCAGCATTCATACTGATAGCCGCTCTTGCTCTTGCATCTGTATAATAAAGATTTGTACCTTCAGTCAAATCATCTGTATCATAATTTGTTAGAACATTTGTAATCGCAGTACCATCACCAGTTATAGTAGTGAATGTTGCTTGTGCTGGTGCAGTTGCACCAATAACAGTGCCATCAATATTACCCGAGTTAATATCTACTGTGCCGTTTCCAGTTACATCAATTATTACATCACCGTTTTCTGAATTTATATCACCTACTAATGCACCCGTAAGTGCAATATCAGTTCCTTCAATAGCGCCTGTTTTAAAATCATCACTGAACGTTGAAAATTTACCAGAGGTTTCGTCCCAACCAAACTTCTTGTTGTCATCTGTTCCTCTATTAATCTCAATACCAACATCTTCGGTAGCAGAACCTGTTAAGTCTCCATTCAATAGCATAAATGGATCAGCAACACTTACTGTTTCTGAATCTACTGTAGTTGTGGCTCCTAATACACGTAAATCACCATCAATTTCTAGTACACCATTTTTAGGTTTAATTACTGCGTTTGCAACAGAATCTAAAATCAGTTTTTCACCTTTTAGAAATAATCTGTCACCGAATTTAATTTGCTCTGCCATATGAATTCTCTCTCAAACGATTAGGTTTCTTATCTAATTGTATTTATCAGAATTCATGGTTTTTTAGCCATAAAAAAAGCCGGGAATAAATCCCGGCTTTCTTGTAATCTAATTTGTATAAAAAATTATACGAATGCTAGATTTGAGACTGCGATTTTAGAAACGTAGTCTGCCGCATTACCTAGAGATGATGCAGTGTTTGTTAGTTCAACATAACCGTAACGAGTCATAAATGACACTACTGGTTCGAATGAACTTGGATCTACCACAACGCCTGATGACATTAACGGTACGTATGGGCAATAGAACGCCGCCGCATCGATTTCGCCTTGACCTTTGTAGCCTAGTAATACGTCATCGTTTGATGCATATGTGTTTACATATACTCTCATAGTACTGTTTAGAGTACCTACGAACTTAGTATTAGTTGGTGCTTCAAAAGTACCTTCAGTTGTACGTGCAAATGCTGATGTAGTTGCAGATTGTAGAACTGTTAGTGCTGATGGTGAGATAACTGCCCAGTTAGCCGCGCCACGTCTTGTACGCTGTGCTACTAGGTTAGCTTGTTGGTTGATTAATGTCGCAAGTACGGCATGTCTGTCACCGATAAACGTTGGTGTACCTGTGAATGATGCTGACATGTCATATGTAGCGCCAGTAGATGCTAAGTTAGATAGTGAACCTAGAATTTCTTGGTCGATTTCAGCAGTGATTTCCATTGCTAATGCCGCCATGATTTCAGCTTCGATATCTAAACCGTGCATTGAGTTAGCGTCTTGTGCCGCTTCGAAAGTCCAACGTGCAGACAGTTTACGAGTTTTCGCTTCAACTGTTTGCTTTAGAACTTGAATTGACATTTTTGATCCTGCTTCACCTTCTAGTGATGCTGTAGAAGCCGGAGCCCCTGCCGCGTCACCTGAATATGCGTTAGCAATATCAAATGGGCTTAGTGCTTCATCACCTGCCGCCACGCCAGCTTTTGCTTCTGCGTAACGTACTCTTAGAGTGTGAATTTGGCCTACTGGGCCTGTCATTGGCTGTACGCCGATGATTTCGTTTGCAATTACTGTTGGCATTACACGACGGATAACTGGTAGGATCACTTTGTTAAGAGTAGCGATGTTACCAGCCTGTGTTGCACCAGCAGTTGCACTTTCATTAAGTGCTACTTTAGTGTTTTCTAAAACTGCGGACATTGTATCACGTTTTGTGCCTTCTAGACCTTCTAGTAGTGCATCACGTGTACCGTCCCAGTTATTTCCTTCAAAAAGATTTTCCATCTTTTATTCTCCTGATATTATCCTGGTTAATTCAATCCAGCCAATTTCTTAAGCTGAATTATTTCGGCATCGCTTCCTGACGACTGTGGTTCTACGTGTGTTGCTACCCCACGGTCACCAGTTCTTTCAGTCACTTTGCCTTCTGTTAATGTTTTTGTTTCTTTTGTAGAAACGTTTTTCTCATCCAAAACAGCTGGTAGATATTTTTTAAATGCTGTTTGTAGATTTGAAGTTTTTACTGACTCTAATAAATCAGACATTACTGTTGCTTTTTCTTTACCTAACGGTGCTAGTAAACCAGATAGAACTTCTTTTCTGTTCATCTTGTCTTCTAGTATACGTTGAGTTTTCTTAGCGCCTTCAATGTCCGCATCTTTATCAGCTATCACTTTTTCAAGTTCTGCAACCTTGTTAGCAGATTCGTTAAGTTTCTTGTTCACTTTAGCTACTTCTGTGCCTTCATTTAATTGTGAAGCCATAAATTCGCCTGAGAACGCTTCAAAGACCTTACGTCCAAACTCATTTTCTTTAGCTTGTACGATATCTTCTTTTAACGCTTTCATTTCTGAACGTAAAGAATTCTTAATTGTATTTTCAACAAGTTCCGCTGAACGTTTAATAAACGATTCTTTAGTCTTGTTAAGAATATTTTTGCCTTCTGCTACCAAACGTACTTTAGTGTTAACTAATTCACGTTTATCATTATGGAACTCAGATAGTTCACGGCTTAGTTGTTTAACAACGAATTTCTTAGTTTCCTGTAGATTTTCGTTAACTTTAGCCCTGTCTGCCTGTAGTTCTTTAACTTCGGTCGCTAAACGAGAAGTAATGAATTTTTCAAGGAGTTTTGCATGTTCAGAAATTGCTTTCTTATATGCAACTCGTTCTGCGATAAGTTGTTCACGGTCTGTTTTAAACTCTGCCATTTCAGCTTTAATTGATGTATTAAGCATGTTATCCATAGCTTCTACAATCACTGATTTGTCGTGTTCAAACTTTTGTGCGAACTCCTCACGCAACTCGGCTGTAATCTCCTCTCTTGCTTCATTTAGTTTTGTCTCAAGAGCCTCTTTAATTTGTGCGCCAGCCTCTTCGGATAGGGCACCTGACTCTAAAAGATTAGCAAGGATTTCTGTTGCCATTGTTGCTTCTCCTGTTATAGTTTAAGTTCATTAATGAACTTAACGATTTGTTCTGACAAGTATTTTTGAGCGACCTTGTCTGTTTGTACATTCTGTGCTAGTTGCCAAGTTTGGTAACCACCACGCATGTTCATTAAACCTTCGTAGATTGCCTTCGGGTAGGCATCTGGAGCACTTGGTTGTGCTACGATGTCTACAGTGACAATCTCAAAATTCTTCACATTCCCATCGTGACCAACTTCACCTGAACCACGAGATGAGACACCTAGCGTGGCACCTGATTCGATTAATGTTCTGATAATGTTACCCATGGGTGTAGGAACAATTTTAAGTTTACCATATCCGTTCGGCCCATCCATCCACATATTCTCAATAATATGTGATACTCTGTCTACATTGACAGTTAATTCTGGCGGATGGTCACATTCACCTAATACTGGGAAACCTTCACTGATTTTAGATTGCACAGATTCAACTGCCCTAGTAATTTCAGCTACAGGATATACCCTTTGGTTAGCATTCTTAACGTTACCTTGAACGAAAATGCCTTCCATGAACATGTTTTTTCCGCCGTCCTCACCTTCCACGATACGTGATTTCACATTCGCTTGTTTGTGGGATAGTCTTTCAATAAGAACGGTCATTGGTTATCTCCAAAGTTTTAGCTACTAACTGATTTAGTGTTAGCGCCGTTATCACCTTCAGAAGCCGATTTCGGGCTCATTGCAGGTGCTTTACTGTTTCCAGATACGTTTACGTTACCTGTTGACATATCTTTTGGTGCATCACCTTTGCCGCCTGATGTGTTACCATCGTTTTGGCCTACTGGTTTTGCATTTGAATCGTCACCAGGACGCTTTGCATTTGCATTGACTGTTGATGCTGTGTTGTCACCATTGTCGCCTGTTGACGCTGTTGCCGGAGTAACATACTCGTCCAACTTGTCTTCATCTGCTTCTGCTTCGTCTTCTGATTCTTCTAAATCAAGTTCTAGTTCATCTGATTCATCTACTGCTTCTTCTTCAACAGCTTCAATTTCAGTTGCTTCTTCCATGTCATCTTCCACATCCATTTCTTCGTCTGCTTCATCTTCCATGTCATCGCCTTCACCTGACATAATTTTTTCGAATTCCGCTTCAAGATCCGCTAGATTTGACTCTAGGTCATCTACACGTGCTTCCATATCCTCAGCTGGAGCCTCTTCATCACCCATTTCTAGGTCTTCTTCTGCTTCATCTTCTGATGATTCGTCTGCATCATAGAATTCTTCATTTTCTATTTCGGATGCGTCATCTTCGATAGCTTCGCCATCTTCCAATGATACTTCCTCTAGTTCTTCGTTTTCCTCAACTTGGTCAGTCTCGGCCTCAGATTCGTCTATATCCTCAAGGTCTTCTTCTACAACTTCGTCACTATCGTTAAGAAGTTCTTCATGGATCCTACGAGCCTCTGCTACAATAAAGTCATGCAACATGTTTTCTGCGGCGTCTTTTTCCTCGTTGATTAGAAGTTCTAGTACGTTCTCTAATGTACTTTTGTCTGACATAATATTATATCTCCTTATCTTCTATAATCGCCACGTTTGCAAAGTCGCTTGATGTGGCAAGGTTGTAGAAACACTTCTATTGTTTCAAATGTATTTATAGAGGTTTTGAGGGTTTATTAAGGAAATGCAACAAAACGGCTATTTTTTCAAGCCATTTTGTGATATAAGTTATTTAACAAAGTATGTCAATCACTTATGTACTCATTTAACTGTCTTTTCAGACATTTATTGACACTTAAATATTATAGTTCAGGCTCAGCAGATGCATCAGAACTACCACCATATTGAGTGCTTAGTCGTTCTTTTGCTTCTGAATTCTGTACTTTTCTATATTCACGCATCTTACGTAGGTCATTAAGGTGAGTAAGTGTTAGACGATTTTTTCTTGTATCATCTAATTCTATGCTATTATGTTCATCCCTATCAGGTGAATAATTTTCATTGATATCACTATACTTCATTTAAAAACTCCGTTGACTATATCTATTTATACGTTTGGATCGATTTCGTCTGTTTCTTCGGAATTTTCCGCGCCACTTATTGGTGAACCTTCTTCATCTGTCTCTGCATCCGTTTCATCAAACTCTGGTTCGCCGCCTTCAAACTCACCGCCGGGAACACTTGCCCCTACTGATTTAAGTCCGTCTGCGTCTTGTGGGTCGCCAGTGCCTTTTTCTTCATGCCATAACTTTTCGTTTTCCATGATTTCTTCATCAGATAATCCCAAGAAACGTTTCATTGCAAAACGCTTACTTACATACTCTGCGCCTTCGATTGCAGTAAATACATTCATCATAACTTGGTCTACTTCTGCTTGACGATACTTACCAAAGTTTTGTGGAGGATTAAATTTCAAGTCAAACAAAGAACTTTCAATAACCACACCTCTGTGCTTCATGAACATCTTAAACTCTCTGTCCAAGTCTTCACATACTAATGCTTGTAAACGTTCACAGAACTTAGTAAATCTAAATTCTTGAATGAATGCAGTACCTACACGACCATCATTGTAGCCGTTACCGTCACTGTCTAAGCTACCTAGATAGCTTGGTGGAACTCTAAGTCCACGCATCATCTTATCATTGAAGTATTTCAAATCATCAATCTGTCCTAAGTTTTCACCACCAGGTAGTGTCTCAACTTTAGAACCACGACCTTCAGCCGTCTGAGCAAAGAAGTAATCTTCCATAATAGATAGTGGATTGTATGCACTATCTGTGATATTCTGACCGCCACCTGTTTTACTTGGAATACGTCTTTGATGAATTTCACTTTTGATACGTTCTAAGTGGGCTCTTGCTTTGTGTGTTGGCATGTTACCAACATCGATATAGAATACTCTACGTTCTGGTGCTCTTTGAACACGATAAATCAGAATAGCATCTTCTAATAATTCTTTTTGTTTATAAACTTTGAACACTGGTTCAAGTATTGAGTTGCCAAAAGGCCAGAAGCCATCGATACCTTCACTTAATGAAATATGAACAATATGCTTTGCATCAACTGGCGTTGATGTTTGGTCTGACACAAATCTACTACCACCAGCGCCGCCGGCTGTATAGCCTTGTGTAGTGTTCGCATTAATATTAGGTGCTCCTGTAAGACCTGTTTGTGTTTGTAATAGTTTAGTTGTATCGGCAGTAATATTAAGGCTCTGTAGATTAATATCTAAATCTTTAATATAGTATGCTTCAATTTTTTTGCCTTTGCCTTCGTTAACAATAACTTTTTCGATTTTAGCTGGATCTACCCAAAAAAGTTTATATGTTTCCGGGTCACGAACAAATATTTGGTCTCCGAATTTGACTGTGTTTCTAAAGATACGGAACATTCTCTTATTAATTTTATTAAGAGAACACCATTGTCTTAGTGATTTTTGAATAATATCATTTTCTGTTTCGCTTGAATCTTGATTATATTCAACATGAAAAGGAAGTTTACTATATTCGTTTTTCAATGTAGAAAATTCTGCAATAGTATCTAATGCAGTATTCACTTCACTATCTAAATCCATTTGGTCATATTGACCATATCTTTGTACACGATTAGGTTGTCCCTGATAAACCTCAGGTAACCAACTACTATATCGTTTGGTATCTGCATCGCCGGCATATCCCCCACCAGATGAACGTGGCATCTTTTCGGGCATTCCGTCGTATGTTTTAAAATATTTTTTCCAGCTCATTTTTTATTCCTTAGAGTTAATACTATCATAATTTGATATGTTTGTCAATACTCTTCCTTTAATTATTATTTAACGCATTCACTAGATTACGTAATTCAATTAATACTGCATCTTTCTCTGCCGCATTTTCAACGTTGTCTCTTCCAAAATAAGACCCAGGATTAATGCTTGTATACTTGGTTTCTAGGTTTTCTAATGCTTGTATCATTAATCTCATATTTTCTTGGCCTTCCTCAGTCTTTGACGCATCTGTAGTTCCGATTGCTTCCATAACTGCTCGTAATTGTGCCGCCTGAGTTTCGCCGTATTCTTCACCTGGCTTAAACAAACCAAGTAGTTTAGTCAAATCTTTTAAATCATCTGCGATATCTTCGCTTTTATTTGGTCCTTCAGTTAGCAGTATACTATTGATTTTATCAAACATATTTTCAGCATCGGTATCAGTAAATACTCTTTTAATAATGTTTCGGTCGTCCTTGGTTAAATCATTTTGATTTAGAACTTCTCTGCCTGTTTCTAACGTAGAATCTGTTGCCGTTTGTATGTCTCTTGTTTCATTACTACTATCTGTCTGGCTTTCAGAAACCTCAGCGCCCACTATTTTGTTTGCCCAATCGACAATACTTGTGCCAGCACTTAACAAACTTGTTTGTAGGTCAGTTACCGCAACATCAAATTTACCAGTTAGTAGTGTTACTGTTGATGCTAGTGGACTAAATGTGTTTGCAAATTCTACTGCTTCTGCCAATAAGGCTTTATTTGCAGTATTTTGTTCGCCTAATATAGATGTAAAACCTTTAACCTGTTCGTCAAGTACTTGTTCAAGGGCAACTACCGCCTGTCTTCTTGTATCAATTCCTTCTAGCACAGCCTTGTCTGCTTCTGATGGGCCAGTTGGTCCTTTATCTGCATCTTCAACCGTTGCTCTAAGACGAGACAAATCTGCAATCATTGACTGCAAAAATTGGTCTGTCTGTAAAACTGCACGATTGCCTTCTTGACTTGCACTTGCAATAATGCCTTGAATATCGGGAGACAAATCAGCAATAGCAGTTTGAAATGCCTCTGGTCCTTGTTCGCCTGCCATCGCAAGACGCTCTACAATTGGAAGTAATTCTTTACCAATACCTGTACCACTTAACTGTTGGAATGATTGCTCACGTACAAATGCACCTTGGCTTCCTGCCGCCATTCTTTCGATAACTGCCTGTCCCAATGTACCTTCTAACATTCCCGCTGAGCCAATAGTTTCTCTAATAGCGTTTGCTCTATTAGGATCCATCGTAACCAATCTTGATGTTACATCGTCACGTTGTAGAGTTTGCGAAATCATCTTAGCCGCATCTTCTAAGTTTATTTTTAAAACATTTGCAGTTGACGAAACGCCTGACATGAAATCGTCCATACCATCACGTAATTGCTGTTGACTCATTCTGTCAAGTACACCCATATTTCTTAATGAGTCTAAGTACTCACCTGCCAATGAAGTTATTTCTCCAAACTCAAGTCCGAATTCGGCTGTCATAGCAAGTCCGCCTTCACTACGTGCTTTCTGCAAAGAACTTGCGAATTCCAAAGATGATTTAACTCCTACAATACCAACAGACCTTGAAAACTGTTTTGTAAATTCTGCCGCTTCACCTAATGTGAAATTGTTTTCGTGTATCATTTTAGACATACTTGTAAGACCAGACTCTACATCTGAAAGGCCTGCCATTAGACCCGATTGTCTAATTTCTTGTGCCATGTTAAATCTGTCTTCTGTTTGTTGTCCCATAAAGCTGTTAATAGCTTTAGTCGTTGCTAAAATTCCTACTGCCGCTCTTGATACGACTTTGCCTGCTTCTTTAAATCTTTCTGCTAATGCTTCTTCATCGTATTTCATGCCTGCCAGTTCTCTGGTCGTAGCATCAGTCATATCGCCGCCTTGTGCAGTGATATTTTTGTTAATTGCTAATTCACGCTGTCTTTCTGCGGTAGTTTTTAAAATATTTGCTTGTGTTTCGTTTTGTCTTATAAGTGTTTCAAAAAATCCAGCTATTTTGTTTTGATGAATTGTATTTTTTGCACTTTCTTGCTGTTCTTTTTGTGTGGCTTTTGCAGTCTCTTGTGATTGTGTCCTAACTGCACCTAACGTATCATGCAATATCTTATACTGTTTTTGAGCGTCTCCGCTCTCGCTTGTATAAATTTTATCTAATGCTGTGCTTGTCTCAGCCGAGTTACCAGATATTGTTGCCAATATTTGACGTATCTGAGCCATAGTAGTCTCAGTTGCCCATCCCGGGATGGAAGGATCAATACCTTCAATGTAAACATTTCCTTCAGCCATTCAAAATACCTCTTGACAAGTTAAACTACGTAGTTTATAATATGTCTAAATATACGTATATAACACTTTAAGTTTTATTATAAGTGTATTTATCAATCCAAGGAATTAATGATGACCGACAACCCGCTGAACAAATACTTTAGAAAGCCAGCACTATATGTTAGTTTGCCAACTAAAGGCAAATTTAATCCAGAAATTGACCAAACCATTATTGAAGAAGTGGGTGTTATGCCTATGACTGCAATCGATGAGATTACAATGCGTAATCCAGATGCACTTCTTAATGGTGAGGCGTTAATATCTTTAATAGAAAGCTGTGTTCCTAGTATCAAAGATGCAAGAAAGTTGTGTAACATTGATGCTGAGGCTCTTTATTTGGCAATACAATATGCAACAAATGGAAAAGACGTTACATATACGCACAAATGTAAAGAGTGTGAAAACCAAAATGAATTCAATATAGATATTGACTTTGTATTAAACAAGTTCCCAGAAATTAATGAGGTAGAGCCTGTAATATATGAAGACTTAACAATACATTTAAGACCACCAACACTAGAAAGTGTTACACGGGTTGCTCTTATCCAGCTTGAAGAAAAGCGAATCATCGATAATGTAAAGCACACTATGGAAGATGAAAAGGATGAGTTGGAACTTGCTAAAAGATTTTACAAAAGTTTCAAACGTGTAGCAGAGTATAATGTGGACTTAATATCTGAAACTATAGACCATATAGAAACACCAGATGGTAACGTATCAGACAAGAAACAAATTATTGAGTTTCTTGCTAACGTTCCAACTAAAGTAGTTACTAGCATGGACAATAGAGTTAAAACTATTGCTAAGAAGCCAGAATCATTGAATACATTCGAATTCACATGCCCAGAGTGTCAATCTACAGAAAAAGTAAACATTGAAATAAACCCTGCAAATTTTTCCTAAGCTGGCTAGCAACCGCCAGCGGTGAAGAAATTGTAGAAAAACAAAAAAACTTTCAAAAAGAGCTTGACAAAGTACATAAGAATCTGTTACAATTATCTTGGTACATGAGAGGAGGGGTTTCAATCTCTGAACTTCATGAAATGCCAGTGGGCCATATCAAACATCTGAATGAGATTATCGACCAGAACTTTGAAATGAGCAAAAAAGCAGGCACACCGATATTATAAAGACTAATAACAACTAATACATTTACATAACTAATATAATTTGCAAAGGGAAAAGATAATGACTAATACCTCAGCATACATAGTGGAACTGTTAATCGGGTTGCCGATTCGGGATTGAGATTGCAAATGTAGTGTTTGCCGTCAGACTAGTCAGGATGAATTCTGACATTCTTCTCGTAAACCACAAAAGAGTATTCATAATCATAAAACAGCCATGGTTCCTAAAGAACATGGTTGACTAGTATAATATTACCGATGATAGGTTTTTATAACACTATCGGCTTTTTATAGTTTCTATCTATGTGGATTATAAAAGGTGCCGTTGAGCCGAAAGGCGCAATACTAAGTTAAGGAGGGATCGTCAACCGACTCCGTCGTAACTAGCGACTAACTTAGACATAGAGGCGATGAGCAAGGGACAGATAAGACAAGATTTTCTGTACAGCCATTTTTTAATTGTCCTGGCAACAGGGCAATTATGGCTTCTTCACGGGACAGAGACTCATAATATAATATCATTTGACTTATACCAATTAATGTTATATAATAAAGAAATAGAAATACCGATTAATATGAATGAGTGCTAACGAATGAATATTAATTGGGATTAGGTCTTTAGACCTTTTATAATGAAAAGAGATTAAACATATGCCAAGTAAAAGCAAATCTAAAGGTTCTGGATATGAAAGAGAACAAGCAAAATTCCTAAGTGAGAAATATAATGGTAGTTTTGTACGTGTCCCTAATTCTGGAGCATTTATAGGTGGAAGTAATTTCCATAGAGCAACTAACTTAAGCGAAGGACAAGTACGAGGTTTTAAAGGAGATATTATACCTCCTGATAACTGGAAGTACTTTAACTGTGAGTGTAAGTTTTATAAAGAATTCCCTTGGCACCATTTATTGTACGATAAAAAAATTCCTCTTTTAGAGGACTGGATTGTACAAACTATGGAGATTGCAGAAGATAGTGACGTTAACATTATCTTTATGAAATTTAATCGTATAGGAACTTATGTTGCATATCAAGAACATATGAATGGAATCGGATGGCGTTCACCGATTAGTACAACTTACAAGTCTGAGAAGAATGGTTGTTGGATTATTACAAGTGCAGAAGAATTTTGGAAGTATAATTCAAATGCATTTGAGAATCACTGCATCGAAGGCGCTACGTCTTCTGATTGAACACATTCCGCTTTATACCCAATATAATATCTAGGCAACTGTTCGGTTCTAATACCGTATTCGATAAACTCTACCGCGGCGGCTAGCTTCAATTCACATTCTTCTATTGTGTTGAATTCTCTAGGTTCCATTCCGGGTGGAACTATTTGTTCTCCGGAGGATACCATAAAGATGATAATCATAAACACTTTCATATATGTATTTATGGAAATAGCTGTACAACTTAACAACGTTGTTATGTTTAACCGCCTGGTACAAATCCCTTAGGACGATACCAATTTTTCTGATTGTGTATTTTGCCTTGAAGGGCGGTTATGACTTTAATCTCTGCTATTATAACATCTTTGCTAGAATCTTTTTCTACAATGCCTTGACGTTTTATAAGTCTGCCCAATCTGTATGCAAGTGCATGTTCAATCCAATGTATATCGTCTACATCAAATTCCCAACCTTTAATCTTTGGTTTCATTGTCTAATACTTTCTGCCAATTGGAATTAGGAGTATCTATACCTATGTATATGTCTCCTGTTTCCATATCTATGAGTTTATATTTATTTGGACACTTGGTATAAACTTTTAAAGTTATTGCACGTTCTAATTCTTTAACTTTTTTCCCATCTAATAGTTTACGGCTTTTCATTATTAGTTTTCTTCTTCATACCACGTCTAAATTTATAATTCATTTGGCCTTCATCTGTGATTGCGCCTTCGGGGTATACTGAAACAGTTCCGCCTTTTTTCAAATATTTTTTAACTTGCTTATCTAGTTTTTCTTTTTCTATTTGTTTAATTTTGTTTCTATCAATCGGTTGTTGCATAACATAATCTTTCTATAAAAAAGCCCGACACACTGTGCCGGGCTTGATGTTGCTCTCTGTGTGAGAATAATAAAGATGCTCAGTTAGATGAGAGAGGTTGAGAGGAGACACTTCACATCTTTAATATACTTACTATAATAGCAAAAAAAGTAAGTGTTGTCAACACTTTTTTTACATATTATTCTTTTTTTCCTGAATTTCTTTACGGCGTTCTTTGGTCATTTTACCAATTTCACCAAGAGCCTTTCTTGCTCTTGCGGCCGCGGCTTTAACACCTTTTTCTTCCCATGCCGCATGTTCAGTTAAATAGTTTTCATATTGTTCTACGATTTTTTCATGTGTATTCATTGTATACTCCTTTTAAATTAAATAATCATCATGTTCATTTTCCCATGAACCGATTATGTTTCTGAAACCGATTGCTAACCAATCGTAACCCATTTCGGCTTCTGTTAGTTTTTCCCATTCAGCAATAACTTCTTCTATTTGCTCTTTGGAAAGTTCATCAGTATCTTCTATACTAAAATGTTCTTTGATAATATTATGCGCCCAATCAGTAACTTCGCCTTCTAGCCAATCTAACATTTTATGTGGTTTATGAACTATTTTAAAATCAGACATTAGGTACTCCTTCTACTGGTTTATTTGTATCAGTTAATTCTACTGCATCATCGTGAGAAAATGTAGTAAATCCGTTTTCTTTAATTACGTTAAGCACGTTTGTTACACGACCGTATAACTCGTCCCTGTGTGACACTAAAAAGATAGAACGATTTCTATCACGTTGCATCTTTTTAAGTGTTGCTAATGACGACTCAACACCATTAGTATCCATACCACTATCAATAAGTTCATCAACAAATAGAACATTGATAGTACTATAAAGTGATTCATAGATATCACGGAATGCCCATGATAGTCCTAGAATAAGTCTGTTACGTTCACCTCTGCTTAAGTTGTCAAAGTCAAGTTCACGACCTAACTCTGTAATTTCTACTGTCAAATCACTTAAGAATTTGACTTCATGTGGTAGACCTAGTTTATCAAGATACTTTTCTAACCGTGTATTTAAGTATGATAAGTTTTGGTCAATAATCTTTTTACGAATAAAACTATCTTTGTTTGTTAATAGTTTCATTAAGAAGTCCTGATGTTCACGATAAGAAATAAGTGCGTTCATTGTATTGTAGTTTAATTCTTCTAAACTACTTTCACGCATTTCTTTAATCTGTTCAGTGTACGGGTCTTCTTGTGTTTTCTTACTTTCAATTTGTTCCTTTAGCATACTAACTGAGTTTTGATGTTCGTATGCATCATTTAAGTCTTCATAAAACACCGAAGGCTTGCTACCGAGTTCACCTACGTTATTTATTGTGGTAGTGTGTTCCTCTAGTTTTACATTATTTTCTGATAAATGACTGCGTGTATCTGCTAATAGTTCTTCTTTATCTTTTAGAATTTCTTCTTGTTTGCTATCGTGTACTTCTTGTCCACATGCAAAGCATTTATGGTCTTTGATAGATTCTATATCACCGACTACTCTTACTTCTAAATCAGAAAACTTTTTATTGTCGGCAGTAATACTTGTAACCCAACGGTTCGCTTCATCTAACTTTGTTTTCTTATCATTGTATGCATTTAATAATTGATGATTAGCAATCTCTTGTTTGATATCTACATGAGATAATGCGTCTAGGGCAGATTCTAATTGAGTTAATTCTGTATCATGTTTATCATTCCATATACGTTGCCTACGTTCTATGTCTGTAATACTCTTTAGAATACGAGAATTTGCATCTTCTTTTGCCTTAAGACTATATTCTTCATCTTTGATTTGGTCTTTTGTTTCTTTAACTACTTCCTTGAGTGCATCAGCTTTACGAGATAATTCTGTAATACCTAGAAGTTCTTCAATCAACTCTCTTTGGTCGTTTGCTCTCATACTTAAGAAAGGTTCAGTATAGGTATTGAGTGCAACAATGTGCTTAAACATTGAATGAGAAATACCAATAATAGAATCAACTTCTACTTGTGTTTGTCTCATTTCGCCTTGTGCTACATCATCGGCTGAATTTAAATCTATACCGTCTCTAATGAATCTGAATATATTAGGTCTACGTCCACGTTCAATCCTGTACTGACTTCCATTGAATTCAAAATCAATGGTGACAATCATGTTCTTACCATTTGTCTTATTAATTAGATTGTCTTTTCTAATATTAGTAAGTGCATTGCCATATATACCATATGAAAGTGCATTAATAAGTGTGGTCTTTCCTGTACCATTACGAGAACCATCGCCTCCCAAATCTAAGTTATTACCTAAAACGAGTGTTAATGCATCACGGTCCAGTATTACAGACTGCGTGACGTTACCTACACTCATGAAGTTTTTAACTGTTATATTCTTAATCTTTAGCAAACGTTTACCTCTCTCTTGCGTATATTCCTGCTTGTATTGGGTCTACAGAAATTTCGTTAATATTAACATAATCTGGTTGATTAATCAACCATAAAATTAAATCGGCTACATACTCTGTATCTAAAAACTTTCTATCAGGGTGTTTTTTCATCACACTTGGTGTAGTCAAACTGCCCGGTGACAAACATGTAGTCTTTATATTAGACCCACCCATTGTCATGTATGTTAGGTCACGATTGTAATCTCTTAATGCTTTCTTTTCAGTTGGGTATCTCCACGTTCTTCCTTTTACACCTGTATCGGCTGTAGAACCCATATGTATCAAATATGCAGAATGCTTTTCTTCAACGCATTTTGCATAAACTTGTTCAGCAATCATAATTTGATGAAACTTCCATATTGCGGAATTGTTAATAAAGATATCAAATTTATTATCTACAAAATAATCTGCTAGTCGTTTTTGTTCTGGACCTACGTCCAAATTCCAACCATTGCTCCGACTGACAGTAGTATAGTTAATATCATCCACAGTATCAAACAGATTGCAAATACTCTTGCAAAGCCCATAGTCTCTGTTTCCTGTTATTAAAACGTTTTTCATGTCTATAGATTTTGATATAGTTCTACGAGAACTTTTTTATTAAAGCTACCATTATCATCTATTGAGTTTAATTGTGATATCACAATTTCGTCAATAGTTTCAAAATGAATTTCAGCACCAGTGTCATCTTCGTGTTCAGTGTTTTTCATAGGTTGAAGTGTTATGTCTCGTAAGTCATATGCCTCAATGAATGTATCTTTGATGAATGTTGCTTCTTCGTATGATATATCAATATCAAGTGAAATTCTTGCACTTGTTTTAGGTAACAAGTACGCAGATGGATTTTCAAGTAAGTTAGATAATGTGATGTTTTTATATTTAGGAGCATCAGGCCATGCAAAGAATTCTGGTTCTTTGTCCCATTCTAAGAACATCCAACCACGGTCATCGTCTCCTGCGTCAGAGAAGTTATGTGGGAATGCATTACCTGTGTATATCACATTACCTTTTACTTGACGATGATGAAAATGTCCACTAAAAACAAAGTCTTGGTGTTCAAACATTTCACTTTTCAGACCACCATGGTCTGGCATTTCTACCATTGCGTTTAACTTAAACGTAGGTAGTTCAAAGTGACCAAACATATACTTTGTTTTAATTTTCGGAATTTTTTTCCATTCATCACCAACTAACCACGGAACAATAGCTACATCATCTTGTACAAATTGTTCATTGATTAGTACTATATTAGGTAATTCTTTTGCAAACTCAACTGAGTTAACGTCACGTGTTTCACGATAGAATAAATCATGGTTGCCTAAGATAAAGTAAACTTTTTCAAAAGCATCGTTGAGTTTTCTTAAGCCTGCAAGACTGTACTTCATAGTTGAAATATTCAGACTGGCTCTGTTATGATGCCAATCTCCGCCAAATATACAGGTTTCGCACCCTTTTGATTTAGCTTCTCCTATGACCCAATCAATGAATTCGTCACAATCTTGATTGTGTAGGCGTGCATTGTTACGCATGCCATAGTGAATATCAGTGAACCAAGCGGCTTTGTTGAAAAGATTAGTCATTGTCAGCGTAAATCTCTTTGATAGTTTCTGTTGGGATTTGTTCATCAGTAATTCTTGTTTTAATTACTTTTTGCCATCTTTCCTGAGACTTCATTTCATGTTCTAATTGTCTAGTCCAACTTGGCATCTGACCTGATTTCTCTAATAGGTCGTCACGAATGCCTTGATTTTTCTTTTCAGTGTTTAGAACACGTGTAAATGAATTGTTTACAGCCGCTGTATAATATGCGAATGGGTTATCACTCTTTGCTTCATTGAACTGTAATCCAATCTGTGCAAGTTGTAATAATGCCTGTCCACGCATTTCGTCAATATACGTATAGCCTCTCCAGTTACTTCTTTGAGAATAACGCTCGACTAATTTGATATACATGTTGGCTAACGTTGCCGTAATCTTACCGCCACGTAAATCAAACTCTTTGTCTTTGTTATGATGTGAATATGCTACTTCTCTTACACCTTTCCCTTCAATTACATAATGCTTGAATGGTGGGAAATGCAATTTCACTTTATGGTCTGCAATAGTCTTTGGGTTTGCTTTACGGCCAGGTTCATCTGGAATATGGTCGAAAGTCATAACTCTGAAAACCAACGATTCTTTTTCGAAAGATGCTGGATCTACTGCAAAGTCTACTTGTCTTTTCTTTTTATCTTCATTTAAGTCCCAAGCGGCCTTTTGTAATCTGTTTGCCCGATTGGTTCTTGCTTGTTCTTCTGCTTGATGAATTTCACTTACATCATCTAAGATGATATCATGTTGATGATGCAAATCTCTGTTTTCAAACCAACTAAAGTTGGCTTTAGAGATATGAATTTCTTTCAGCATATCTTTGTTGTTTAAATAATTTTGACCTCTACGTGCCATGGTTTTGCTCCTATTAATATTATTAATTATAATACATATGAAAACCAATGTCAAGTGCTAATTGTATATATTCTTAAACTTCGAAGTTTAAGTAACGATAAATACAAGAAACAAGGAGTATAACATGGATAATATCTACAAAGAACAACAGCCCGTAACTATACGTGACCCTAGTGGTCGTTTAGGTGCGTCTGGGCTTGGTGCAATGCAATTTCCGTATACACCAACGATAACAGTGTTGACAAGTACTGGGTATAGTTCATATGACCTATCGCATACAAACTTTCAACAAAGAGCGTTTGATATGTCTTCAAATACAGAATTTAACATGACAGCTCCTATTATTGTTCGCAGTGAACAAGAAGCAGACACAGTATTACAGATGGCCAACTTTATGAGGGGTGCATTAAAGATGGATTTCGGTATGCAGTCAGCAAATGCTGGATTACCCCCACCGATATTAAGGTTAGATGCACATGGTATTTACACAAATGTTCCCGTGCTAATAAGAGACTTTACGTGGAACTTAGACTCTGATATTGACTATATTAATACAAGAAGCGGCGCAAGAGTTCCAGTGCAAAATATGTTTGTTATGTCATTGACTACAACATATTCTCCAAAGAACGTTAGAGAAAACTTTACTATGAATGATTATTTGAATGGGCGTTTAGCTAGTAAGGGGTATGTATAATGGCATATGATCCAACTTCACCGTGGAAGAAAACTGCGGTAATAAAAAATAAAGTACTAGACATACAAAATCCTGTCTACTTACAAAAAAGTGCGTTAGACGAAACGTATACTATACCACAGAACTACAATCTTAGACCTGATTTGTGTAGTTATGACCTATATGGTACTTCCAAATACTGGTGGGTTTTTGCTAAAAGAAATCCTGATACTATTCAGGACCCGATAAACGATTTCACAGCGGGTACTAAAATTAAAATACCTAGCAAAAATCAATTAGACGAAATGAAGTAGTGTACAATGGCAGTCAGAAGCGTAAGAAATAATAACCCAGGTAACATCAGAAGCAATGCAACAGCATGGCAAGGTGCAACAGGTGGCGATGGTTCATTTGTTTCATTTGCTACGCCTGAGCATGGAGTAAGGGCTTTAGGCAAAACGCTAGAAACTTACCAAGATAGGCACGGACTAACTGATGTAGAGGGAATGATTCAACGTTGGGCTCCTCCTAATGAAAATGATACATCTGGATATGTAGATTTTGTAGCAAATAAAATGGGAATAGATAAAAATACTCCTATTGATTTATCTGCTAATCCAGAACTAGCAGAAAAAATGGTAAGTGCAATGATTCAAAAAGAAGGCGGAAATGAAGCATCTGCCTATTTCGCAGACAGTATCGGTACTGGGTTGGACATGGCATATGGTAATATACCTGATAGTTCTCCTGTTATTGATGATGATACTCAGCGTGATTTATTTTCAAATGGCGAACAGCTTAGTGAACCCCCAACTCAAGGAATTGACGATACGAGAAGCCTAAAAAGTAATGCGATATCTGGTTCAGGAAGTTTGTCCAGTTTATTAAAAAATATGGAATCGAATAATTTATTTTGGGAAAATGAATTAGATGCGTTTGAACATTATACTTACAATTTAGATTTGTTTGTTGTTAACCAACAAGAAGCAAATAAGTTTCTTGCCTATGAACAGACTCCACAACTTATAGACGATGTGGTAAACGATGCTTGGCCTACTAACAACATGAATGTGATTACGATAGCAAGAACGGGCGTCACCACAGAATTAAACATTACAGATTTAACTATCACTAGTGTCGGTAACGGAACTGGTTCAGCATCAAAAATGGCAGGTACTGCCACTAATTTACAATTTACTATCAGCCAAGTTGGCGGAACTTCTTTGCCTGATATGTTACAAAACAGTATTTTATTGTGCGGATATCCTGACTTACAGAATGCAATATTCTTTATGAAAGTACGCTTTAAGGGTTATGATGAAAGTGGCAACCAAGTTAGAAACTTACCCGCTACAAAAATATTCCCATTTGTTATTACAAAATATAATGAACTACAATCTCAAACAGAAAGTAAAGGTACAAACTTAATATTAGATGGTACAATCGTAAATGATAAAGTAGTAGCTGATACTGAACTGTCTCAAATGGATTATAACTTTGAATTTGATGTTGCGGCTACCTTAGAAGAAACACTAGACAACTTCTTTAAAAAACTAAATGCAAAGATAGAAGAAAAAGCAGTAACGTCAAACTCAGATTTTATTAATGAATATAATTTCGAAATGTCTGACGATTTTAAACAAATGTTTGGTCAAGGCCAAATGACTTCTCCGGATGTTCCCAATACTTCATCTGGAAATAATGAAACATCTGAAACAGCTAGTGTTAAAATAGGACAGCAAACTGGTGTTATAACGCCTGGTTCATCTATATATAATGCAATAGAAAGTATTTGTTTAAACTCAAGTTTAATTAGAGAAGCACTAACTGATGATTCTCCTCAACTATCAAACTTGTTTAGAGTTCTACCACATGCAACACCTAAGTTAGGTGGCTATAATGTATTGACAAGTAAACAAACTTATGAAGTAAATTATTTTTTAACTGTGCAAAAAAGTTTAATAGTACAAAATCAATCACACAACGCAAAGCTAACAGAAGATACTGCAAAAGTTTTAAGAAGTATATTCTTAGAAGGTCATTGTAATAAAAGATATTACTATCAATATACTGGTAGGAATGAACACATATTAGATTTAACTATATCACTGGATAATCAACTTCAAAAAGCATACGTAAAACCTAGCGATACCTACATGGCAAATGGTTTCTTAGAAGCAGTTGGAGATTGGCGTACACAAATCGATGAAAGAGCCCAACAGAAGCTAACAGAACTGGAAGAAGAGTCTGGAACATTGGGTGAAACACTTAGAATGCATAGAGCAAACGCTCGAACACTTGAAGGACAATTTGCAGACCTTAGTGCAGAAGTACGAAACGAATTCAGAGACAGACTTATGAGTCGTGTTGGTGGACCAGGAGAGGCCGCCGAAGCACAAAAAATATATGAACAAATTCAAAATGCTGATGCAAATCAAATGATGAGTATGTTTGATGAAGATTCACAAGAGTATGAAATTCTTCAAGATATTATGAAGGGAGAAGTTCGTGAAAATCGTAACAAGCTATTTAATCAAATACAAGATTCAAACCAAAGTCAAAATGATTTACTAAGAGAAGAAAAAGAAAATGAAATTGCACAAAATGACTTAATGCGTGAGGCATTGGGACAACTATACTCAACTAAAATTATTGAAAGCACTTCAACCATCGGAGACAATTGGAATGACTTGGGATTATTCCCTGGCAGTGAAGGACAGGAACTTATACTTACTGAAAATTTAGATAAAGAAATGATTAGTAAATTAAGTCTTGACCAATTTGATAGTTTATTAAAAGCACTTGTAGAAAACCCAGTTAACTTTTCACGTATTACTAAATCATTATTAGAAAATCCTACTAACTTGAATGTTATTAAATCGGCTGACCAAGAAGATATTGAACTTGCACAAGCAAAATATTATGAAGGAAGAAATAATAATTTAAGTATGATGAATGCACAAATGACTATCAAAGGAGACCCATATTGGGTAGATAGCGTGTATTCTCCTTCTATGATAAAAGCAAAATACGGCAATGCAAATGCACTTGATGAATATAAAATGCATTCTACGAATATTAATGGAGTAAATTATCTTATCTTAGTTACAGATAAAGCAGAAGGCGTTTATTTAAATAACCCAGAGAGAGTAGGACTAGATGCAGAAAATTATGATGGAATAAAAAAGACACGACTAATGACTAGTGTATATTCTGTTAACTCAGTTATTAGTTCATTCAGTGGTGGATTATTTACACAAACATTACAAATGGTAAAGATACCAGCGGCGGAAGAATTTCAAACAGTAGATGCAGTACTAGGAGCTCCTAATCCAGAATTAATGTCAGACGGTTATTTTCAATTACCAGTACAAGATAGATTAGGACTCAATGATGGAGGCGATGCTGTTGTGAATCCAAATGCAAAAGAAGACGCGGAAGCAAAAGAATTTGCAGATGATATAGTTGCACCACAGGGCGCAGGTACTGGAATAACACCAGAGGGCGATGTGTATGTAGTTGATATAGATGGTGCGGGACCGCATGCGGTCATGGCATTACAAACTGCAACAAATAACTTTCTTGAACCTTCAAACCAAAACGATTACGCAGTTCCAAATGAATCAGTTGCAAAACAATTAGCACTTGCTAGACAACAGGCCGAGGGACTATGTGCATTAGGTCATGAACAATCTTGTATTGCGGTACAACAATCTGCACAAAAGATTGCAAAAAGATTAGCAGACGATTATCAAACAGGAAATGAGTCAGTATCGGATGCAACTCGAAATGCTTACAATGAAGCCATAGACGAAGGTTATACTGTAACAGCACAAACTATGGCAGAGATAGACCACGCACTTGAGGCAACTGAAAATGCAACCGTGGGAACAACTGTAACAGGATTAGACCAAGAAGCACTAACTAAGGTAAACGAAGCAAATCGAATAGAATCAGAACGATACCTTAAAGGCGAGGATGATATTATAAAAGATCCACAATCAATAATGTCTGATTTAGAAACGATAGATGTGAACGACCCTAACACAACCAATGCAGAAAAGGCGGCAAGTATCAATGGTGCCGCGTCAATTCTTGACGGTACTGTTCCAATAGAAAATCACGGACATCAGGTAAACGTAGAAAGTTACCGAACAGGACTTGGCACAAGAAATTATTCAGTTGATGTTGGGCTTAATACTCTTACAGTAAACGAAGCAGACAAAGTTTCAGCATTGAACCAAAAAGCCATTAATATTATCGATGGCAGAAGTTTACATGATTTAACAGACCAAGAATATTCGGAAGTCAAAGCAATAGAAAGCACTATTGATACAATTACAACAAACGCAACCTCAGGAACTAGAGGAGAGGCAATAGATGCATTGAAGAAACAAAAGAAATTAGAGTTGCTAAATGAAAAAGAAGCAGAACTAAAAGACACAGAAGAAAGATTAGAGAGTTGGTATTGGACAGAAGCAGGAAGAGAAAGTGACGAAGAACTTGCATCTAAATTACAAACCGAAGTAAATGATATAAGAAGTGATTTAAGTTCAACCGATGGTGTAACTACTGGTATAATACCAGTTGAAGAAAATGGCGAAATTAAATATGAAAATGTTGCAGTACCAATCAAAGAACCAAATGCTACTGCACCTATAATAGTAGTTGAAACACTTGGTGATAGGACTGGCACATCAATTTCTAACAGTAATATAGTTGATGCAATATCAGACGGAGAAGTGTCTGCTTCACAAGTTGCACAATATACTAATGCAAAAGATGTGTACAATGATATATTAACCAAAGTTGAAGCGGCACCAAGAACAACATTAACAGAAACTTTTGATGGAGAAACTTACACCTCGCAAGTATTAGATTACAGTGCAATTGGTCCTATAACATATAGAGACTCTTCAGGAACAATACAAACGATAACAGACCCAGTAACACATTTTGGATTAGTCGATTCAACTGCGCCTGTTGGATCATTTGAATATTATAAACCTGGACTAAACCCAATGAATTTAAAAAATACAATAGCCAATGAGTACCCAGATATTGCGGTAACAACTGCATCGGGAGTTGCAAATGAAGATAGTAGAAACCCAGAAACTGGTGCATTGCAAATAGGCGTTCGATTTAATGCCGCTGATTTTGTGATAGTTAACCCACCAACGCCGTAGGAAATAGAATGAAGACTAACGAATTTAATAATGAGTATTCAACTTTCAGTAAGTTGTTTGATGATGGAAGACATGATATGGATAAAACATATTATACTCCGTATACCATTGACCCTAAATTTGGTGAACAAAAAGAAGTATGGCCTAATGCTTGGCCTACAAGAACAGACTTAACAAATTTTGAAGATTTCGAAGAAGAAATAATTCCTATATTCGGTGATAGTTTTATGTTTGGCGATGGGTTACCAGAGAAATGGTGCTTGAGTGCGTTATTGAATAAAAAAGATAAAAATAAGTTTTGGATAAATTTAGCAAAACCTGGTTCTGGAAACGAAACAATAATGCGAAGATTAGAACAATGGACAAATGAACCAAAGTCTAAACAGACAAAAACTATTGTGTATAGTATGTCCTCGATGATGAGACATGCATGGTATATGAACATTTTGTCACCTGGTATAGACAAACCAACTAAGCCAATATACAATGAGCTACTAAGAGCTTGGGATACAAATGCAAATATTAATCCAAATTTAGGAATAAGAAAAATGCCGATAGTTGATCCAGAAATTCTATGGGAACTACCAGAAGCATCGCAAGAGTTTCATACAAATTTTAACAAACGTAGTGCAAAAGCCCAAAAAGCATTAGACGAATCTTGGGCGGCGCATATGCTACATATTAATACTAATGCAAATTCTTTTATTAAAAATGTTGAGATAATATTAAGACGATTGCATTGGTTAACTCTTGCAAACAAATGGAATATTATATTTGTTAATATAGGATTTTGGGAACAGTATAATATTTTACCAGATGCAATGGAATTGGCAAATAAATACATAAATGATATGAATACTTTAGACAGAAAAGTAGAAATTATCAATACACCACTTGATTATAGTAGGCTAAGTTGTGGGCATTTTGATGAAATTGCGAATAAAGATTTAGCTAAAAACATACATCAAGCGTATAGGAAAATAAACAATGGCTAATCAATCTACTATAGGAAACAGTCTTGCAAAATCTCTTTTGAGCAATCGAAAGTCGCAAGAAAATCCTATTTTACAGAATATTAAAAGTGGCATATATAAAGCCATAACTGTTGGAGGAAAACCAGATCCAGAAGGACGAGGACGTATAGCGGCTTATGTTCCTAAATTGGGCGGAGATCCAGATGAGCCAATGTATTTTATGTATGCAAGTTCGTTCGGAGGCTCAAACTCTCAAGGTTCATATGGTATGTTCTCTGTCCCACCAGATGGCGGAGTTACTATATTAGTTTTCTTTGCAGATAACGGAAATCTAAACGAAGGTTATTGGTTCGCAGTTGCACAAGAAGTTCCCGGCACTGTACCAGGTGGTGCGGCAGGTACTGCCAATCCTGACGGCAGTGGAATGGGTGAAGGAATTGCCAAAGATGTTAAAGTTGCAAAGTCTACACCTAACACATTAGCAGAATTACAAAATACAGATGAAGCAGACCAAGGAAATTCTAACAGAAATGTAAACTCAGCAAGTCAAGGTATATTTTCTGATAATAAACGAGGACAATCTACTGCAAGTCCATTACGTGATGCAAACTATGAAACAACGCAACACTCAAAAGTTTATGGCTGGACTACACCAGGTGGTAATGGAATTACAATGGATGATGGGTCTGTCGGAGACGATGGCACAATACACCCTAATCAAATTAGAATTTCGACAGGTTCAGGCGCACAAGTTATTGTTGATGGCACAAATGATTTTGTATATGCAATCAATAGTTCAGGTTCCGGTTGGGTTGAAATTGGAGCAGATGGTGAAGTGATGGTTTATGCTGAAGGATCATTGTCGATGCGTACAGAAAAAGATTTCAATCTACGTGCAGATAAAAATATAAACCTTGAAGCTGGTGAAAATATTAATCTACATGCTATAAACAATTATAATATTAACGTAGATAATCAAATGCATACTAAGACTATTGGTTCGCAGTTTTATGAAAGTGGTGGGTCACTACATCAGAAAGTTGAAACAAGTATGTATGTTTCTACAGTTAATGGCAAGCTACATCTTAATGGTCCTATGGCTTCTATCGCTTATGATATACCATTAGAAACACAACCAGATATTCAGAATTTAGAAAACACAGTAATTGAAAAAAGTATTATACCTAAATTCCCAACACATGAACCTTTCTTGCGTGGTACAGAAACAGTACAAAAAGCCGCAGATGGGTCTACGCCTGGCGAGAATAACAACGAAACACAAAACGCTGGTAATGAAATAGCAAGTGATCCAAATAGTGCATCTGGACAAATGGATGCCGCAAATCAAGATTCAAATGAAACATCAAACGAAGATGTTCCTGGGCTTCCTCCCGGAGAAGGCTTGGCATCTATACGTGCAAGTAATGGAGTAGGCTGTCAGGTTGCGGCAATATTCCAATCTAACTTCCAAGGATTAATTGATGATTTAGAAGCAACCGGATACGTTATTAAAACATTGGGCGGTTACTGTAATAGAAATCAAAGAGGTGGTTCAAGACCTAGCTTCCATGCAATGGGAGCCGCAATAGATATTAATGCATATGCACCAAACGGATATGCACGAACAAGACCAGCTGGTTGGAATCCAGGTGTGACTAGAGGCGCAGACCAAGGCTGTGACTTCCCACTTAACATCGGTGAGATAGCCGCAAGGCATGGTTTAGGTTGGGGCGGAAACTGGAGTGCTCCATGGGATCCAATGCATTTCTCAGCCGCAAGTGCAGAAAGAGGCGCATACCGATTAACTCGTTCATACAGTGTAGCAGATAGTTCTTCTGTTACAGGAACAACCGCAGTGAGGTTAGCGTAATGTTATTTGATAAAAGAAAAGGGTCATTGCTAAATTATATTCAACTTCCGTTGAATGTTGTAACTCCTAATGGCACTTATTTAGGTACGGGCTACAAAGAAACCGGTGAGCCTACTTATATATTATCACACGTTAGATTGACATGCTTTCCAATAACAGATTTAATATTCAGTGAAATGAGTAAGAATGCAATCATTGATACAAACAAACCTATGTTAGAGATAACAGATGATACTGTTGGGTTTGGTTATAAAATAACAAATACAGAAAAGCGTTATGGATATATAACCGTTGCCTCACAGAGAATAGACATAGGTACAGGCAAAATTACAAAACCAATGGCAAACTTTATATTAGAAAAGCAATTACGTAATATAGGAAATGTTTTAGAAAAGTTTGTTAAGAAAGAATTATCTCAACCACAATTTGATGCATTGTTATATTATTTCTTCAATGAAGGCGTTGATAAAATTGAAGGACATCCTATCATTGCATTGATTAATAATGAAAAATGGTATAATATTACAGATGAAATTCAGACTAATATTAAAAAGAATAACGGCCAGATTAATGAAAAACTAGCCGCTATGAAAATTAAAACTTCTAAGATGTGGAGTTTTGTTCCTGGCTTTAGTTAGGCTACCTCTTTAAAACCAAAATTAGCAACTACTGATTGCTTGCCATCTTCATCTTCCACAATGTCACCAACACTAACACTGTACATACGAGACAAACGCTCAATGTCTTCTTCTGGGCCCATGTTCCCTACATGAAACACGCCCTCTAAACTATCAGCAGTGATGTTACTAACATGCGTGTAGTATCCACGATTGAATGCATCCCGGGCAACCATACCTGTGTCATTCTTTGAAAAATTCATATCTAATTTCAATGATTGCTTATGAACAGCATCATGTCCTTCTTCATTGATTAAATCAATTTCTGCATCTGTAAGATGAATTTGATATAACTTGTATTTCATATTAGTAACCTCTCTGTTGATTATGTAATTAATATAACACGATTCGCTAGTTTGTCAAGTTTTAGTCTAAACGTGAACCACAAGAAGCATTAAACCCAGCAGAAGACATTACATCTGCATATGCCTGAGCACCTGCTTCTTTAACATCAACATTTTGTACGTTAACTTTACCTGGATTCCAGATTTGCCACGCTTTGCCAGTCCAATCTTTTGAAAATCCCATAGATTCTAACACTCTACGTTCTTCTTTACCTAGCTTAGTATTGCCCTTATTTTCAGGACGAACAGTAACCCATGCAAAACCACAGGGATAATTGTCCTTACCACCTAGTTTTGAATTGAAATAATCTAAAGAAGCCTGATTTGCTTTTGATTCTGCTAACACACTTAGTTCTTTTACTGTCATTGTAGTCATATTTAAACCCTCTCTTTATTGAATATACTATTATTATACTACGATTCGCTAATCTGTCAAGTTTTTAGCCATAAAAAAACGGGTTAAATTGCATTTAATTACATTTTAACCCGTTAAGTATTAGACTACTTACTGATTTTCAGGTCTTTCATTGATAATTTTATCAATTAACCCGTATTCTAGTGCCTCTTCTGGGCCCATGAACTTATCACGTTCCATATCACTATAGAAATCTTCATAAGTTTTGCCTTTAGAGTTATGTTTTACATAGATACTAGTCAAACTTTCTTTAACTTTTAAGATTTCTTTGACTTGAATTTCCATGTCAGTTGCCTGTCCACCGGCGCCGCCACTTGGTTGATGTATCATGTGTCTTGCATGAGGTAACATAAATCGTTTGCCGGGAGCTCCCGCAGTTGCCAATAATGAACCCATGCTACATGCTTGACCTAAAACCATTGTTGAAACATCTGGTTGAATGAATTGCATAGTATCATAGATTGCCATTCCGGCTGTTACTGCTCCGCCTGGTGAGTTGATATAAAAATGTATATCTTTTGTTGGGTTTTCTGCTTCTAGGAACAGAAATTGGGCACAAAGTAAGTCAGACTGATAGTCATTGACTTCACCTGTTAAGAATATAACTCTTTCTTTTAACAAACGTGAGAATATATCAAAGCTACGTTCTCCGTTTGCAGTTTGGTCTACGACCATTGGTACTAAGTTTGGCATACTTTTATTTATTCTCCATTTGTATTTGATTAAATTAATAATAACAGAAATTACAACAAAAGTCAATACAAAAAGTACGAAGTTTATATGTTGATAAATACTCTTAATAAGTATAGAGAGAACATTATGGCAAGATTTATAGGTTTCAGTACTAAAAACAAAAGTGCAATCAATCATACTCTAACTGGAAAAGAGTTAGTAGTAGAAGATTTATTGAATAATATCATGACTCGCAAAGGCGAAAGAATTATGATGCCTACTTATGGGTCGATTATACATGACCTTATCTTTGAGCCGTTGACCTCTAACATAAGAACACTTATTGAAGAAGATTTAACGAACATCATCAGCGATGAACCTAGAGTGAATTTAGAGTCCATTAACTTAACTGAAGGTGAGCATACAGTCACAGCATCTATTAGTGTCGCTATATTACCAGATAATGAGCCTGTAACACTAACAATAGATTTAAAGAGAGAATAAAAAAATGAGTCAAGAAAGAATAGATAACTTATTTGCAAGTGAAAGCTGGACCAGTGTATACACTGCTTTCAGTAACGTGAGTTTGAAGTCTTATGATTTCGATACAATACGTGAAAGTTTACTTGCGTACATCAATAAGACATACCCAGAAAAATTTAATGATTTTATAGCAAGTTCTGAATTCATTGCGATTTTAGACCTTGTAGCATACTTAGGACATTCACTAGCATTCAGAAGTGATATGAATACACGTGAAAACTTTATGGATACGGCTGAACGCCGTGAAAGTATTTTACGTATGGCTAGAACACTTGGTTATACAAAGACACGACCAATCAATGCAAGTGGTATGATGAAAATCACAAGCGTCACAACTACAGAAGATGTAGCAGACAACGAAGGTAACTCTCTCGCCGGCAACGTTGTTAACTGGAATGACTCAAATGATGTTGACTGGTATGAAAAATTCATTACTGTTTTAAATTCTTCATTCAATAAAAATACAAAAATTCAAGATCCTAGTGCAAGTTTGAATATCGGCAATGTTGAAAATTACTTATATGAAGTAAATGAGAACAAGAATTCTAAATCTATTGCATACGCATTCACATCGAATGTAGCAGGTGCCAATAGACGGTTTGAGGCTGTAAGAGCAAGTATCGAAAATAATAAGATTATAGAAGGTGCTCCGCTCAATGATAAAAATTTCACAATCATTAATAGAAATGATAACTTGGGACCTGCATCAGACAGAACAGGTTTCTTCGTTCTTGCTAAAGCAGGACAACTGCAATTTGAGAACTTTAGATATGGAATAAAGGCATCTAATAGAGTAGAAACATTAACAGATGCAAACGTTTCTAATACTGATGTTTGGTTGCACAAATTAGATAGTAACTTAAATTATAAATCAGATGTTACTAAAGTTGACAATGATACACGTGAAACTGCAATCTACAATTCACTTAGAACTGGAAATGGCGACCTTGTAAATATCTCAACTGGTATTAACAATACAATCGAACTTAGATATCCAGACGGTATATTCGGCAATGCGGCATTCGGTGATTATAGAGCATGGTTTAGAACTTGTACAAACGAAAACTTTTCTGTAAATTCAGGCGATATTTCAAACGTTACAATATCTATCCCATATACTGGTGCAGATGATAAGTCATACAGACTTACAATTACAATGGCAAGCACTAAAGACTTTGGTGAAAACTTTGCGGGTGAAACATTCACAAGCGTAAGAAGAATTGCACAGAAATCATATTACGCCCAAGACAGAATGGTCAACGCACAGGACTACAATGTATACCCATTAACATTAGGTAACAACATTGTAAGAAAGCTGAAATCAGTAAACACAAGTTTTGCAGGCAATTCTCGTTACTTTGAAATGGATGACGTTACCGGACATCACTCAAACTTAAGCATTACAGGAACAGATGGTTCTGTGTTTGTTGAAGACGAAAGCCTAAACATGTCATTGTACTTTAATAGGACTAGTGGCAACAGCGATGATTTTATTAGAAATGAACTTTCAAGAGCAATCGGACATCCGTCATTGTTTAATAAGTTTTATCATTTATACCGAGACGCGGCTAGTATTAATATTGACGTAAATGAATTATATACAAAAAGCCCATTAAATAATTTACAAATCGAAGGCACTGCGCCTTGGAATATAGAACAAGGTGACTATGTAAAAATACTAGGAGAGTCAAGTACGGAGTATTATGCAAGAGTTAAAAAAGTTGTTTCTACAGACCCAGGACAGATTATTTTAGATAGAGTCATTACAGAAAAGGGAACATTGAAATCTGTAATCAGAGGCTACAGAAGTAAATTTACAGAAGCAGAAATCACAGCAATCAAAACTCAAAAAATTGATGACTTGAATGTTACATCATTTACTTTATATTATGATGTTGCTCAAGGACAAACAACTAAATGGGAATGGAAAATATGGGATGGAGTAGTAGACCTCAGTGATAAAATAAAAGTAGAGTATGAATATAATCCTGGCATTCGAACCCACGAAACTATGTATGTTGCCAAAATTAACGGCAAGAAAGTTGTGTTTGAAAGCTACGACCAAGTTAGATTTTATTATGGCAACAATGAAGTAGTTGTAGATAATGAAACAAATCTTGCTGAAAGAGACAAACTATTAATTAACTACTATGATGGCGCTAAGACAGTAACCTCTTCGGACTCAAATATTTCAGATGAGATTACTGTAGGTTATACACCAGTGTCAGAATTTGCATCAAACGGCAGTGGCGGTGGAACATTCAAGGCAAAATATCGCAACACCGGTGCAGATGTAACATACGACTATGTTGAGAATAACAGTACTATTTCGACAGTTGATTATAAACATCAATTAGTATCGCCTGCGGGAATTACATACGACTTGCCAACTAGTGCAATAACTTCACCTGCAACACCAAATAATATCATCGGTTCAACTCCTGATTTTGAATTAGAACTTGAAGTTGATGATTTGTCTCAATATGTTTCATTGCTAACGAATGTAGAAGACGATTCGGTTGTAACGACAGGGTCTGAAACGCACATTTCACCAAACGGAATGCCAATTGATGGCGAACAGAACGCAGAAGCACAAGCAAACGCAGTAGCATCACATAGTACAATATCGTCCACTAACTTAAAAAATATACATGGGTTTAAGGGCGAACCTTCTTTATCATATTTTGGTTCTGCACCGACAACAAATAACTTTTTATGGATTGATACTAGTTCATTACCAACTGGAGAAACAAGAGAGACTGCAACATTTGGTATGACAGGTGTACAAAAAGATTTCATTACAGAATACTTGTCAGGAACTTCATCGTATAAATTTACATATCCATATAAGAATTGGAATGTACAACCAGATGGCACAGGCGGAGATGGTATAACACAATCTGATACCGCAGAAAATGATGTTAGATTTAAACAGACAGCATACGGTGAAATAAATTTCTCAACATCTGAAACTATAACACAATCTAATATGGTTATCAAAGATAACAACGGACAAATTATATCATCGAATCATTGTGAATTAGTAGCGGGTGCTGGCAATTCATATAAAATTATATTCTGGACAATAGATCCAGGCACTTCAAGTTTATTAGATGTTTTTGTAGGCGATGGTAGTGCCACTACTACATTAGCAGACTTTGGAGTCAAAGTTGTGGCCGATGTACAAGTAGCTAAGAAAGTTGAAGTACAAACATCATCTTACGTTACTACAAGTGCATATGTTTATGATGAATATAGAATAAGTTCAGGATACATTGATCCTACAAGAGTTAAATTACTGACATTAAGTGCAGACGGAAATCCATATGGATTATTGAATGTATTTAATTTAAAAGATGACCAAGGAAACGTGACTTCATCTAAATTTATTATAGAGTCATACAAATTCAGTCATGCAGGCTATGAAAATATAGATTTACATAGAGCATCAAAATCTGCAACAGCGGCACCAAATGCCGGAACAGTTAGTAACCCAACACCAGAAGGCAATTTACCAAGTTATAAAATATGGTTTAACACAGATGATAGCGAATGGTACTTATATCAAGCAGGTACTTGGTCAAAATCGTTTGTGTACTATGAACAATCTCCTACAGTTATTTGGTATGGCGACACACAATACTCAGTAGTCGATGGCAAAAGTTTTGTTGAAGACAAATTTATGAGTTATAGATGGGATCATTATGCAGACGTAGATAAAAGAATTGATCCTAGTACAAGTAATATCGTTGACATGTATGTTCTTACAAGTGACTATGTAAGACAAGTAAATCAATGGATAGCAGGTGGTTTCAAAACAGCAGTACCTACATCTCCAAATAATTACGAATTGTCAACATTGATGAGTGGTATTGAACCCAAATCGTCTATTGCAGACCATATTTCATATATACCAGTCAAGTTCAAATACTTGTTCGGCAACTTCGCATCTCCTGAAAATCAGGCTACATTCAAAGTTGTTAAGAAATCAGGAACAGCATATACTGACAGTGAGGTCAAGACCGCAGTGTCAACTAAAGTAAATGAATACTTCGAATTAGATAACTGGGAGTTTGGTGACACATTCTACTTCTCAGAATTAGCATCATACTTACATAATCAACTTGGAGATTATATTGCAAGTGTTGTTACAACACCTAAATATTCTACTAGCGGTTTTACAGACTTGCTAAGTATTACTAGTGAACCAAATGAAATTTTCTTAAGTGTAACAACATCAGAAAATGTTAAAATCATTTCAGCAATTTCATCATCAGAACTTCAAGGCGAGGATGTAGTAAGCAATGGCTAAGAATAAAATTTATGACTTTCTTCCGGGACATTTAAAGAATAGTGAATTACAAACTATCTTTGAAGGCACACTTGAACGAGCATTCTCAAAAGGCTCAGTCGAAAAGACAAGAGCATATGTTGGTAGAAAAGAAAAAGGAATAAACAGAGAAGAAGATATATATCTCTCGTTTCCTCCACATGCATATGGTCGTGAGAATTACGGTTTAGAACCAGTATACTCTAGTAAGAATGATAAGGTCTTTTATGAAGACATGTTGAATTCTTTATTTAATAAAGGTGCTTTGACAAATGACCATAGAAGATTATTCGATACTACAAAGAAAACAATTAATATACCAGTAGACTTAGACAAGTTTATAAACTACGAAATGTATTACTGGGTTAAGCCAGGATTCGACCTAACTATAACTGGTAGTAATAAAAAACATTATGTTACGATTGCCAGGGACGATGCAAATCTTTTTGCAGTTGATAACTGGTGGTCTAATGAAAACTCATGGTATCATTACGATGATATAAAATCATTTATAACAAGTACAAATAGTGATAAGATAGAACAAGCTAAACGTCCTATCATAGAATTTGATAGTAGAATAGAACTTGGAAATGATAGTTTAAATAAAGTCGCTTCAACAGATTGGGAGTTTCCTACATTTAAAATATATGACAAAGATGGCAATGCTGGAAATATAGTAGATTCAAAAATCTTTTCATATGTGATTGGTGATTCCGCATTATATAACGCAGACCAAGAATTAGGATTTGTTCCATTATTAAAAGCAGGCGATTATGCTAGTGAATTTCAATTTATTGTTGATATACCTGATAATGCACAATATGATTTAGATGGAGTAATGACTGGTATCTATATTGATACTACATTCGATTATAGAAACTTTAGACAAGAGTATGGAAGAGAATCTGGGAAAGTATTAACCTTATCACAAACACCAAAGACAACTAATGCCGTTGATGTTTATGTTGAGGGTATGAAACAGATTGCTAATTATACAGTTGATTTGACAAACAATACAGTGACATTGGATAATGAACCAGATGGGTTTGTGTATATTGATTACTGTACAAAAAGCGGTGTAGTAAATGATGGCGACAACGGCTTTCAACGATTGCATCACTCAATAGAATTTAACGTAGATAATAAAAGCTACAATAATATAAATTTATCATACTCAATATTGTATGAACATTTTTTAAGAATTTTAGAAACTGCTCCTGGTCTTACCGGTGAAGCAAATGGATTTAATAACTTTAGAAACCTAAATACTGTTGGACATCTTAACACTTTTCATAATAAAGGAAGTGTGTTAGTTACAAACTCTGTTGATGTTAAAGATGCATTCTTTTCTATAACAAGGGATGATTATGACCCAATAAAAGCAGTTGAGTTTTTATCAACAACGTATCAAGGATACAAAAACAAATTAGTAACGACAGTAAGAGATATTCTCAATGATGCAGGAAGCCAATCTAAATCAGACTTAATGATTTTAGAAGAAGCAATAAATCTAATTGCATTATCAAAGAGAGATAGCATTAGTATATTTGATAAACTTGACATGATTAATCATGGTGAATTATACTCTAATTACCAAGAAGCAGAAATAACAGAAATTATAGCAGATGCTACTGAACAGTTTGTACCTGATGAATTAGGAGCTATAGCGTTTCCTGAAACTCTGTCAGTATTTAAAGATGGTGTATTGCAAAGACTTAACATAGATTATACTATCATTATCAGTCAAGGCGGTAAGGATATTTTAAATTTTAGGTCTCCGGTATCAGGCAACAGTACTATCTATCTTAGAAGATATGATAGCATCAAAGAAACATTCGTCCCACCAAGTGCTACATACTTGAAATTATACCCAGCATTTAGACCTATGATTATGGATGATATGGGATATAGTTCCGGAGTAACACAATTCCTTATAGGACATGACGGTTCAAGAATGAAACTTTGGGGCGACAAGACAGATGACATTATGTTAATGTTTGAAACTCTTATATGGAACAACCTAGATGATAATCTTGCAAGAACAAATTTAGATGCTGTAAATTATGGGGTGTACAAATCTGCACCAAGCGAATGGTCTAATTCTGAAAAGAACTACACGATGTATCCTTTCTTTAAGAAATGGCTAATTAGAAATAATATAGATGATTTACAGAATACAGGATTTGATGCTAGTGATTGGACTACATGGAATTATAGAAACATAAATGCAGACTCTCCGGGACACTGGCGTGGTATATTTAAATATGCATACAATACAGATAATCCTATAGAAGAACCGTGGAAAACAATAGGACTTTCACAAGAGCCTACAACGTTTAGAACTACATACGGTTCCAACTTTGCTGACCCAAGTTTTTGGTCTAACTTATTTTCTATTAATAATATCACAAATGTTCCAATTCCAGTCGATGCTGGCGGCAACTATATTGATATTAATAATTTATTTTTTAGCGGATCAATCTTAAACAATGATATAGGCAGATTATCAGAAGATTGGGAATTCGGTGATGGATCTCCAGTAGAAATGGCATGGAAGAATTCAAGTGAATATCCTTTCATAGAATTCATACTAATGATGCTGACCAAACCTTTCAAAATATTCCACACATACAAAGATGAAATTGATACGAGTATTTCAATTTACAATAGTAGAGAAGGATATAATACTGCAAATATCATAATACAAAAACAAGATTATGAATTTAAACTTGGCTCAAAGCTAGGTGGATTTGTTAATAACTTCAAGCTGTTAGCAGAAAATACATCTATGACTAACAGTAAATATACAGAAATTCCTAAAGACAATTATGATTTAGTAATACATTCTGGTGAGCCGAATAGAAGTGAATTTTTCAGTGCTATTGTTATTGAAAAAGTTTCATTAGATAGCCCTCATCCGGTATATTCAAAAGCAAATACTATGACATATCTAAAAGGTGATATTGTCTTAAATGAGTTTGACGGCAAATATTACAGAAGAATAGCAGAGTCACAGACAGCAAAAGAACAACAATCAAGTCCTATAATTCAATTTGATTATCAAGCATGGTCTCTTATCTCTCAACCAAAGACACAATCATTTGGATATAGAATACAAGGATATGACGATATCAATCCTACATTCTTTGCAATGGATTGGGATAGAACATCTGGCGAAAAGGCATTCAGTACTAAAGGTGACAGAATGCATCTTTCTGATTGGCAACAAGGAAACTATTATAGACAAGATTCTTATATGAAATATCAAGGACAGCCTTATGTTTGTCTAAATGCACATACATCTACTACATTGATAGATGATAACATTGAGGATTGGAAACAGCTAGTAGAATGGCCAGTTACTAATGTAGTTACAGCATACGGTTGGAAAAAGTTTAAAAATGATGCTGTAAAAACATTCAACTATGGTGATATTTTAACTTCGATAGATGATGTCGCACACTTGATGGTAGGCTATCAGGAATATTTAGGACTGATAGGTTGGGGATTTACGGATATAGATGAAGATGGAAACACCATTGACTTTAAACAGCTTTTATTAAAATTCTTAGAATGGAGTTCAGAGACACATGAACCAGGAGACTTTATTACACTATCTCCTGTATTATTAACAGGTAGTTTCACTGCACCATATGGTGTCGCATCAGTTAGAAAAGAAACACATAAAAACTTCTATCGTGTTGTAGATGCATCTGGAAGATTAATTCCAAACTCAGAAATATCATTCACAACAGATGGCAAGGCCATAAACTTTAGAAGTAATGTTCCGGTATACGGGATGAAGATTGATATACAAGACGTAGAACATGCGTTTGTAGTAGACAGAGTAGATAGTTATGGTGACATAATATATGATCCTCATATGCACAATAGAAACTTACGTATGCAAATTGATTGTAATAGGCAGTCAGATTGGGACGGAACTTTAACAGTTGACGGTTATTTAACATACGGCGATGAACTAATACCTAACTTTGAAACAATGGCAGAAGAGTCAAAGTATTACAGAGATACACTTATTGACCAAAGTTTGGAAGCAATAAATGGGCTAAAAGGTTCACAAATAGGATATAACAAACGAGCATACTTAAGCAATCACGGCATTGAAAGAGAAAGTGCGTTAGAATTCTATAAAGGCTTCTTGGCACATAAAGGAACTGAGTCTTCTATTAACAGAATTATTAACAACAATAGTAACTTCAAAGATATTACTCACCAAGATGTTTGGGCAATAAAAGTAGATGACTATGGTAAAGTAAACAACGGATATAATATAACTAAGTCTGTCAACACTATTGACATTTTAAGTGACCCACATGCTGTAGAATTTGATACGCTTCCTAGGCCTTTTGTGTACAGAGATATTACAAAAGAATTTCCAATTAGAACTACAGGATATGTGGATGGAAATGACGTTAATTACACAGTAAAAACAGAATATGATTTAACATCATTGAATGCCAATACATTATATGAAGGCGATACAGCTTGGTTGCAGTTCGACCCAATACGTGAATGGGACGTAAGACGCTTAAGTGAAGTAGCAGAAATTTCTTATGTTGGTGAAACAGAAGACAATCAGTTATATTTGGGTTTAGTAAATGAAATTGATATCGTTGATAGCGTATATATAAAAATTAAAAATGAAACTATTGATCCAGAAATTGCAGATTATTATTATCTAGTAAGCAACGGCACAAAAGAAGTAGGCGGAATTACAATATATGAGTACCTAGTATTTGAATTAAATTATGAACCTCTTATTGTAGAAATCGATAGTTCAACATCTAGCAGTTTGTTTGTACCAACTTCATCCTCACAAGGCGTTGAAGCAATAGGCTCAGTAAGTAACCCAGTATTTGCATCAGGTGATGCATTAGTAATTGATGGCATAAGCTATACTTACACACCAGGGTCTGGTTCAGTATCAAGTGGAATTGCAATAGGTGGTGACGGTGCAACAGTTGATCCGGTAATATCAGCAAATGAAAAAATGCAAATGGTTGTATATGGAAACAATGGAACTATTGTAAACTCGAATACAGTTGTTACATTTAGAGGAACAACAGCAACAGCAACATCGGCGTTAGCGTCAGTCAAAGATGACATAATTGAAATTGATGGTACACCATTGACTATTGGATATAGTGCAATTTCTAGCATCAGCGAGACTTCATCTGTGACAGAAACAACTGCGGTTGCATCAGGTGATACTATTGTCGTTGATGGAACAACAAAGTCTTTTGCAGACTTAACTGTTACTGGAACTGTTTCAGCGCCAACTATACCTCAAAACAAACCACTACAGGTTAATGGAACATTGCTATCACTAACCGCGGCAGATGATATAGATGCAGTTATACTAAACATTAATACGAATAGTCTTGATGTTATTGCAAGTAAAACAGCGAATGATGAGTTAATATTAACTACAACAAGTGGTGTACTTGAACTATCAGGTTCCGCACTAACTGACTTGGGTTTATCAACTACTTCATCATATAAACAAAGTAAGTTTAAAAATATTGCTACAGAACTATCTACAATATCAGGTATAACATCTACTGTATCAGCGGGCGGATTGTTAACTATTGCAAGTACAAACAACACAATGACATTGGCTGGGACAGCATTGTCGGTGTTAGGCATGACTGCTGGTAATTATAGTGCAACAAGTAATCCAACTGCACAATCGGTTGTTAATCAAATCAATGCGTTGGGTATTGTAGACGCATCAGCATCAGGTAACGCAATAACAATTTCTAGTTCAAATTCAGATTTAGTTATTACAGAAACAACACCGGGCGCTATGGGTAGACTAGGATTTGCTACAACTACTGTAACAGTAGACGCACTAACAAATATTATTGAAGATATTCAAAATCAAGCATTACAGGGTGTAACAGGTGTAACATTATCTAAGAGTGCATCGGGCAGACAATTACAGATTGTTAGTTCACAGTCAAGTATAGTTCTTTCTAATATAACTGGTAATCCATTAAACGATTTGGGTATACTTGTAGGAACTTATAATAATTCTACAACAGTAAGTAGCAGTGCATCAGAATTCAAAGATTATATAAACTCACAATCAAGTGATATCATTGTAAATATTACAAGTGATGGTAGAATGGTATTCACTACAAGTGCAGTTAGTTTAACATTTAGCGGAACCACAGACGCAATGTTATCTAAGTTAGGATTATATAGAGACTATACAAGTGTTACAAGTAACGCAAACTTTAAAGCAATGCGTTGGAAGTCAATGAGATTTACTCCTAATTATTTGTTTGAAACATTTGACGAGTTCTATACAGACTTAGGATTAAATGCAGAGGCTTTGATTTGGGCAGATGATTATATAAGTGAAGGTTGGGCTGTCTTAAACAGAAATAGCACTGGTTCTCTTTTAATAAGAAACAGACAAGCAAACACACTTGAAGTAGATTACATGAAGCGTGTGATAATAAAAGATGGTAATAACTTCTTTAACTATCAACTATATGACCCACTTAACTTAAAATTCCCAGGTTCAGCAACAAGAGATATTGATTACGTTACATGGGAAGATCCGGCTGGGTATGATACTACAACAGACAATGAACTATGGCTTGATGAGAACTTAGGAAAGATTTGGTGGGACACTACACTCGCACGTTACTATAGGTATAATGATTATGGAGACGCAAACAAATTAATAGTCGAATCATTTGCATCAAAGTATTGGGGCAAGTTGGTTGCAGGTTCAGAGATTAATATTAAACAATGGTCTAAGAGCGAACAATTACCAGAAGGAATAACAAAGTTCACAACCAAAGTGTACTTTGATACAACAAAGAATAAATCTATTACTGAATACTACTATTGGAGTGAAGTGGGAAACAGTCCAGTCGCTGGTAAGACATTAAGCATTGCAGAAATAAAAATGCTACTTGAAAGCGGTGATATTAATAATAAGTTTATTCCAATTTCAAATAATAAAATACTTATAAGCAACAATGCATACATATTTGAAAACGAATCGATTGATGTTTCTATCGAATATAGAGTAACATCAGATATATCAGCCAAACACACAGATTGGAAATTCGTCAAAGAAGGCGGAAAATATGATACGAGTGTAGTTGATGGCGAACTACAAAGGCAAATGATTGATAGTATCGCTAATGTTCATTTTGAACAGTATGACCAGAAGAAAGTTGAGCAATCTATGTTGGGTGATCCTAATCACACAATTATAACATTCCCAATTCTTTCAGGTTTATATGGCGGCGGCAGAGACGATGCAACCATCAATGATACCGTTGTTACACTTAACTCTAAAATAATCGATGCATCAGATATTGGGTTTGATATTTCTACAACAAATCCAAATTTGGCTAAGTTGCTAATTGCTAAGTCAGTAACAGTATTACCAGACGATGTAGTAAGAGTTTACAGAATGATACCTACAGAAAATAATTGGTTTACGAATCTACAAATTGCTAGAGAAAACTTTGCATCAATTCTTAACAAAGAGTTGTCTAACAAACACTTAACAGGTAGCTTCCCATTCTATAAAGATTTTATAGAACCAGACCAACTTGCATTATCATTGGGTGACTGGTACTTAGCAGACGAATACAAAGAAATTAAGAGATACGGATATCTATCAAAGACACGCAACTTTGACATGCTAAAATTATACAAAGAAGGCGTAACATCATTCAAGTTAGAATTGCCTACACACGATGAGTATTATGCTGAACATGACGGTGCTTTGCGTTTAGTTCATAGTTCAAAGAACGCACTTAGATTATCTTATAATGATTTAGTATTTCCAGAGAATGACCAAGCATCTGCAAAATATTACGAAAATGCATTAGGTGTTCAAATACACGAACTAATGGGATTGTTAATAACATATCCTAAGAGAAATCTTCTTAACAATCTATTATTTGGTATGATTAATTATATGTATACTGAGAAAACACATCCAGATTGGATATTCAAATCAAGCTATATTGATATCACAATGTATCATAGAGACTTAAGACAGTATGCTATATATCAACGTGACAGCGAAGAAGATATTTTAGAATATCTAACTGAGGCAAAACCGTATCATACAAAGATACGAACAAAGACACGCATATACGGAAAAGACGAACTTATAAAGTCAGATGTAGATATTGAAGAAAAAATGGAAATCTCACTTGACTTTGGTAACCATTCACGTTATATTGAATCAGACACTATTGACGGCGGCGATGAGCAGATTATCGATGCAGATAATTATGTCGATATCGCAGACGGAACATGGGAACAAGGAAGACTATTAAGAACCAGACAAGAATATACTGCCGAAGCAGGCGGGTTCGATACTGGTCTTGTACTTCCTACAATACTAGATTCATCTACTGTGATGGTTAAGCAATATACAGATGCAACGAAGACAACGCACGACAAAACATACATGTTCGTATATGACATGTTCGGACGTGGTTGGAGAATTGGAGTTGATGCAGAATCTACAGCAACATCATTTGATGGTACAACAGTTGTAGTAGATACACCAGCATCATTTAAGACTGCATCTAAGAAGAATAAGAAACTAATTGCTTTTGAAAACGAAACAACAGGTGTTATAGAATTTATGACATACAATAAGAAAGCAAGTCAAAACCTTACTATTGACGAAAGAGGACTCTATACAGGATTGCATACAGCACCGGGATCAACTAGCAAAGTATATGCGTTAGATACGCCACTTGAAATGGTTCTTCACGGAAAACTTAAGACAGAATGGATATAAAACCATATAGAGAGTATTTTGATAAATAGTTAAGATTACTAAGAGAGATAAAAATGTTTAAAGATAATATAGAAGCACAAGTAGTTGGTGTACTAAAAATCTCTGACAAAGAGACAGGCCAAGTACTTGTAAACAAGAAAAATGCTATTCATCCAGGAAATATGGCATATGTTCTAGCGTCTGGACTTGCTGGTAAGCCAACAAGTATCAATTCGACTGGTTCAGCACCATATATCAATTGGATGGCATTTGGTAATGGTGGGAGTAATTCAACTACTACTCTATCTTACCGTTCTCCAAGAGTATTCACAACTTATGATACATTGGATATGACAGCGAGTAATTCAAAGTTATATGCAAAAACATATCAACAGGAAACAACTAATACAGTTTTTTATCCTGGCGAGAGTGTTAATGGAACACTTATTCCAGAAAACACTTCTAAGATTAATTTCAAAGTAACATTGTCGCACAATGACTATGAGAGTATGTTGCAATTAACTGATCCTACTGTGAGTACACCGGAAACAGATAGTTCGACAGATGCTAATAGTGTCGCGGCATTTACTTTTGATGAAATTGGTTTATTGTCTGGCGTCACTAACGCCGGAGAGTTACAAGAAGAAAAGACCCTGATGCTAACACATGTAACATTTCATCCTGTGTTATTATCAGCGAATAGAACTATCGTTATAGATTATACGGTAACTATTCAACTTAGCTAAGAGGAATCCGGAAATACCTCGAGGTTAAGTATAATTTAATGACTAGTCAAATTTAGGAGTATAAACATGGCGGTGATATCAAATAGTGACTTAAGTACACTAAGAGACACCTTAAATTCAATTTTGAATGGAACAGGAGTCGGCGGTGGCTATAACCAAAGTCACACAGTTGCGGCTAACCCTTCTGCGGGAGATACAATCGATGATGCATATCAAGATTCAATCTATTCCGCGGCGGCAAAGGTAGCAAATTTTTATAATATTAGTAACCCATTTACGGCAGTTGATGCTGGTGATGTAATTGACGATGCACAATTTTATAATGACGCATCATCATTTACTAGTTCAATCAGTACACGTTTTGATAATCCATGGGATTATTCAACTGGTTGGGACATGAGTGTTACATCAGAGACTTCACAATCAGTAAGCAACTGGAACGGCACAAGAACACAAATCGTTAAAGTAGCTTTCGGTAGTGAAGCAAACATGAATGCGTGGATGTCAGCAGGTGGGGAAATTAGAATTTCAGCATCACATAGCGATACAAGTTCAAACCAACAAGGTACTTCGTGGGAACAACTAACAGCAGAATTAGGAACATATAGAATTTCATTACGTGCAACAGATTCAACTAACGTTGATACGTCTACACGTAAAAAGTATTCTGACCTAAGTGGTTCTTACGCAGAAATTAAGAAAGAATACGCAAACGATGGCGACTATAGTTCAAACTATATTTCTATTGAGGCTTACAAATCAGGTGGCGACATTTATGTTAAAACTACTTTAGCAGATGCACACGTGGCACGTTCTGGTTCTGGGTCAGGTTATGCAGGCCCATGGTCTTGGTCAGGCGCTGACCAGGCAGTAGGGACTTCAACAGTCGCATTAACATCATTAAAATTAAGTAATACATCAGGTTCTGTTAATTTAACAAATCCAACATTTACAATTACGGACAACCTATAATAGGTTTCCAAGATGAAAAGAGATAGGTTAACAGCATGCCACAAAGTTACTACTTAGGAGGAAAGATACGAGCATCCGATTATAACGGTTTCGCAGATGATATAAACGAAATTGTTGGAATTGGTGCGGTCGACTCGGGTTATGGTCAAAATCAACTCGTTATCCCTCACGTAGCTAGTGGTACAAAAATTAACGCTTCTCACATGCAGTTACTCCTAACTGCTCTTAAGTTTGCAGGAAGGCATCAGGGAACTAGTATAGCTTCACCAGAAGATACTAGTGACCCTGCTTTCCCAACTGCAGGCAAAATTATTGAAATAATCCCAGATTTATTATCAGACATTACAAATGTTCGTGCTAATAAACTAAATTTTGATATCGCACAAATGACCGCAGAGTCTAATAAAATTTCATCATCTAAGACATATGATGTTCCAGGTGCTGGTGCAATCCACACTTGGAATTCAAATATATTTTATGAAGTATCTGCAATTTTTGCCAACGCAGATGACCGAAGACATTTCTTCAACGCAGGCGGAGATTTAAGACTAGATACTTCATTAGCAAATTATGACGTTTCCCATAAGCAAAGTACTGACTGGGCCACAATGTTTACAAACATTGGAAATGTCAAACTATCACACAACGTTACAGAATCTTCTGGTGGTGTAGGAACACCAGCTGGTGGATTTACATCATTAACATCAGCATATTCTAAAATATATGAAAAATCAGGTGGCGATGGTAGCAGTGGTTATTATACAAATAACAAATTCGAAGTACATGCTAGATTAAATGGCACAAATGCAATAGATATTAAAGTAGAATTCTATGATGCATATGCAACAAGTCAATATAATTTGACTGATTATGTCGCCGGCACATTATCAGTACAAGTAGATTTGCTACGTGCAGATGACCAAGATGCATCTGGACTTGGCGTACAACTATCCTCTCCGACTTTTTCACACATTTCTGAACTTTAAGGCTTGACAAACAGTCTGTTTTCTTGTATTATATAAAGAATACAAGGAGTATAACCATGTCAAATAAAGAAACTATTACGCCTTCAAGTGAACAACTTGAACGGCTAGAAAGAGCATTAGAGTTTTCGAACACTATGCAGACTTTCAACCTTAATAAAAACAACTTAAAAGTTAAAACACAGAATTTATTGAACTATAGTAGTTCTGGTGGTACATTTAAAGTATCACAAGAATTGATTAATTTTATTAATATGATTGTTGTGTCTGGAAAAGATGAAGTAATTCTCTTAGACAAAAACGACATTCCAATTAAAATTGAAGATACTAAGAAATTTTTAGAAGATATTTCTAGTTTGTATTTCGAAGTCATTAATGAATATTATAATGATTATCAGAAACTACGTAGTTCACGTAAGATTGAGAAGGTCTTGGAAATCTAATGAGCAAAGGCATTATAATCTTTGCGACAAATAATGGTTTACTAGATTACATAAAAATTGCATGTACATGTGCAGGATATGTAAGAAAAAATCTATCGGGGTTTGACGAAATAGCCCTAGTTACAAACAATGAATCATTGTTAGACAACGAAGAACTAGTAAACAAATATTTTGATAGAACTATTATTTCCGCATCAACACAAGATAGTAATATAAGGTTATTCAAAGATACTGCACAACAATCGCAGTATGCACCTTTCGTCAATATGTCACGTAGTGATGTATATGACCTATCACCTTACGAAGAAAGTTTGGTAATAGATTGTGATTACTTTGTAATGAGTGACACTCTTGACCAAGTATGGGGTAGTGAAAACGACTTCATGATTAATTGTCAATATAGGGACGTAGCTGGTAGACATGGCGGCAACGTTTCCTATATTGACGATTTCTCCATACCGATGTATTGGGCAACAGTCTTTTACTTTAGAAAATCCGAATACACTGAAAACTTATTCACTTTAGTTAGTCATATAAAAGAAAACTATAAGTACTATTACTATTTGTATAATTGTTCTGGTACACTGTTTAGAAATGATTTTGCGTTCTCAATGGCTGTTCATATTTTAAATGGACAAGTAGCATGCCAAACACCTTCATTGCCTATTGATTATCTAAACAACAGTTTTGATTTAGATGATATTTTTAGAGTAAACAGTGCAAATGATATTATAATGTATTGCGCCAAACCCGAAAAAACAACTGAGCATATATTAGCTAGATTTACTAACACAGATATACATATTATGAACAAGTCTGCGATACAACGCAACATAGATGTGTTATTGGCGCAAGGAGATACGCTATGAGTAGAGGATATATTTGTATAGCACAGAATAGTAAGTATGATTATCTTAATCAGGCTTATGCTTTAGCGTTGTCGCTTAAAGCTACACAACA